ATGATTGGAGAAATAATTGGTGGCGCCATGAAATTGGGTGGCGCAATATTTGGTGGCATCTCTGCTGCGCGTTCTGCGGCAAAGCAGCGTGCGATGGTAGAGGAACAACGCGCGAAAAATGAAGATTGGTATAATCGCAGATACAATGAGGATGGCACGCAACGCGCGGATGCTGTCCGCCTTATGCAGATGACCGAGGATAGCATTCGCAAACGCAATCGACAAGCCGAGGGGGCATCTGCAGTGATGGGAGGTTCCCAAGAAGCCCTTGCTGCTGCTCGAGAGGATAACAATCAAGCCATCGCATCTACGATGAGTGGTATTGCTACGTCTAGCGATGCTCGCAAAGATAACATCGAGCGACAATATATGGCGCGTGATGATGCGTATAGCAGCCAATTGCAGGGCATCGAAGAACAAAAACAGAAAGCCATTGCAGGAGCTGTGACTGGTGTCTCTAACGCTGCTAGCGGTTTGGCTAGTGTAATTAAGTAGGATATGGCTATTGTAGATAGGATACTAGGCAGATTTAAGGCTAATGTGGGGGGCGCTACGGCTGCTCCCCCAGATGCCGTAACTCCAGACAATGTGCAGCGCAGACCAGTCGAGCAACCAGTGCAACGCGCTGATCAGGCGCAAGCATCGCAAAAAACAAGAGCTCAACCCCTTCAAGCGCAAACCCCAGCGACAGACCGTCCCAAGGTGCTAAAGCCGTTGGAAGGTGACTCTTTCCGTTCCCCAGTTTCGTGGGGGCAGCCCGTAGAAAAAAAAGAGTGGCAGCCCACTACTCCTGCAGCTTCTGCGGCTCCAGTGATTAAAACAGAGACGACATCAAACAAACCGTCCCCAGATGGCACGGCAGCGCAAAGCAAAGAGTCTCAGTCCGATATTGATAAAGAACCGCAAGCAGCGGAGAGGTCTGGAGTAACACAAGATGAACTAGACGCAGCTAAAGAGGTGCATTCTTACAATGAATTGTTGCAGGAATTAAAGGCGCGCGCGGCGCAACGTCCACTTAGCCCCGAAGACGAAAAACGTGCGAAGCGAGATAGACTTATTGGCGGTATTGGCGATGCACTTGCGTCTGTGGCGAATCTGTACTACACGACTAAGGGCGCTCCAAACATGTACAGCCATAAAGAAAAGCTATCCGATGCAGCAAAAGCAAAGTGGGACAGCATCATGGAGGAGAATGATAAACGCGGCAAAGAACGTCTCGCCTATATGATTAAGCAATATGAGTTACTCAAAGGTAAACGCAAAGAAAAGGAAGCAAAGGAAGCTGCGGATGCTAAACTTGAATTGCTGAAAGAGCAAATGGAAGGCAAAATGGGACTTGACGAAAAGAAATTGGCTGCTGCGATGGACTACCAGAAGGGACGACTGGAGAATGAAAAAGAGCGCAACGACAACAACAAGGAGCGTAATAGTGCCAATAAAGAATTGTCGCAGGCTCGATTGGAGGAGCAAAAGCGGCATAATCGCATCGCTGAAGGTCAAGGGGCGACAAGAAATGCTATCGCTCGACAAAACGCGAACACAAGGGCTGCGAATGGTGGTTCTGGCGGTGGTGACTATGAGTGGCAGGATAGCGAAGGCAATATCCACTATGCGAAGAGTGCTACGGCGCAAGAACGTAATGCGCGTGCAAATGGCACTTGGAAGAATGGTTCTACTACTACCCAGTCAGAAGAGACACAGAAAAACCATAAGGAAAAATCAACCACTACCACCAAGACTGAGAATAAAGGATATGCAGTTGTAGATAGGTCTAAAGTACCCCAGTCCAAGAAGGCAGCTCCCAAAGCTGCACCACAAGCCAAGAAGGCAGGGAAAAATTCAAAGCCGTTAAGTGGTTTCAAAATCTAGACAACATCCAACATGAGTAAATACGAATTTGACGGAGATAAGGTGAAAAAGCTCTACGGAGCGATGCAGAAGCTCGGTTATCAACAGAGCTTAGGCGAGTTTGAAAAAGGGTTCTACGGAAAGGACAACTACCAAAAGCGCAAGGCGGTCTATGATGTGATGACCGAAAACGGTGCTGACTTGGGTAGTAGTTATGAGGATTTTATCGGGCGTATGCGTGCGACAGCTCCTTTAACTACTGGAAGTAAACAAACTTCTAATCCCGAGCGTAAAGCCTTGTTTCCCAACTCTCCATTAGAAAGAACCAACTATAAAGCCAAACGCGCTGCTGCGATTCTTGATGGCGGTGGTGGTGCTTTTCTTCGTGATCAAGAAGTATTGGTGGATGAAGGGTATAGACTAGTTAGCTCTAAACTTGTGCCAGAGCGCGTAGAAGACCCCAAGTCGAAACGTCTTATCACAAAGCCTAAGAAATATCGCGTACCAGAATCGGACGTGCGCGAAGGTGGCAGTATGGTGAGAATGGTAGATGCGTACAAGACTGTAGACGGAAGAGCTGTGCCTATTCCTTCTGCTGCAACGAGCACTCATGGTAACGAAAATCAAGATGAGGATTTTGCAACTCAATACATCTCAGGCAAAATAAACAGAGAGGAATACAAGAAGAAGGCGAAAGCAAAGGACAGTGAAGCGGCAATTGCGAACTCGCAGCCTACGATGGAGAGTGATGAGGAGTTTCTCTACCGCACTGACAAACGATATAAGGAGTATCGCGACAAAATTCTCAATGGAGATGGAGATATTGACGAGCTTTCACCAGAGACAAAAGCGTGGTATTTGCAACGTATTGAAGCGAGAATCAAAGATGCGGAGGAGCGACAAAAGAAATACCTAAGCATCATAAACTCAGACGAGCATCAAAAAAAACTCGAAGAAAATAACAATGGCTTTTGGAGAGAATTTTCTCAAAATGCAGCTAGTGCTGGTGCTGGTGCTGTTGATATTGAGCATACTAAACATTTTCTTCGAGAGACAGACCACACAAATGAAATGAATTTGGCGAATGCAGGTTTGGGGGCTACGGAGAGTGAGCTTACAGATTTACATGCGCTGAGAGATATGCTCAAAGGTAAAGACGTGGGTTTCTTTAGGCGATTTAAAGACTTCTTCGGTAATAGGAATAATCTGACGTTTGGTTATCAAGAAGTTGCTGACAACTTGACCTTGATTGGAAACAAAAATAGAAAGAGTGCACTGGTGTCTTCTGCGGCAGAATCGAAGACCAAAGAAGCTGAAGCAGCAACGATGTACTCACGCTCTGCTAATCTCCGTGCAAAGGCGGGTTCAGTTACAGCAGAGATGATGCCGTTTATTGTTGAGATAGCCGCGTCTGGTGGTCTTTCTTCGGCAGCTAGCAAAAGCGTCCGCGGAATTGTCCATGCTGGAGGTAAGGCTTTGATGAAGTCGGCTTTCAAAAAAGGTGTCGAGCGGTCGTTGATGAAATCTTTGGGTGCTGGAGCTATTCGATGGGGAACGCGTGGAATCGAGTGGGTTGCTGGTGCAACAGCGGCTGGTGCTGTGGTGGCTACCACTACTGGCGCAGGTGAAACGACTGCAAACATCACTGGTCGTATGGTGGGGCATGGTGCTCAACAAGAGGATGGGTCTTACGCCTTTGAAGGCGGAGAGGGCGCAGTAGGTGCTGTTTTGCACGGATTTACTTCTCAGCTCATTGAAAATGCCACAGAATTTATGGGTGGTGGACTTAGCTATGGAGTTGGTAAAGTTGCATCTAAGCTCACAAAGCCACTGGCGAAGGTCGGGTTAGGCGGTGTGACTGACTTCTTTGGTCGTATTGCTGCTAATCCTATTAGCAAAGCTACAAGTAAAACGCTAAGCAAATTCCAAATTCAAGGTATCCCCGAAGAAATTGGCGAAGAATACCTTGGTTGGGCTGGTCACTCAATGGCTGGCGATGGAGATGCGGAATGGTCTGATTTTGCGGATTTCCAAAAGCACAAGGAGCTTTGGGCAACTATGGCACTTTCAGTGGGTGCGATGGGGGCATTCGCTGCTAGTGGTCATGTTCCCTCGCTGCTTAAAAGGAGAGGGCGTAGTCTGAAGATGGCAGACCGCGCTGCTGCTGGTGCTTTCTCTGATGAGGAGAAGTGGAATGCATTGCGTGATAAATTGGACGGTACAGACAATAACAACGTGTTGCGTTCACTCTATGACAACGTGATGCAGGACAAATCTCTCAACGGTAGAGAACGCAAGGCTGCCATGCTTTATGCTGGAAACTTATTGGCTTATCGTGGTGCTAATCTTGGTGCTATCGCTGGAAAGCGTCTTGCCCTCGAACAAAAACGTAGTAATGCTGAAGATGCTAGAAGATCTGCAATGGTTGAAGGGGTTGCGCCTAGTGGCGCGGAAAGTGTTGATGAACACGAACTAGACGGAGATGATGTAGTGTCTAGCGCTTTCCGACAAGGGTACGAGGAAACATCAGCTGCCAATGCTTATATGTGGGCAAAGACACTCGAAGAGCAAGAAGGACACGCAATGGAATCTCTCGGGCTTTCTGAAAAAGAATTGAATGAGAAGTTTTCTCCTCAAAACGCAGGTGAAACGCTTAATGAAATTCGAGGAGCCAAGGAGGGTACATACACGGAAGAACAAAAGAAAGCTGCTTTTGATTACGCCAATACGCGTGCCGCTTATGAGGGCGTGGTAGAACGAACTCAAGATGATATTGATAGCGAAATAGCCTATCATCATGCAATTGTAGACCGACAAACAAACATTGATTCTGGTCGTCTACATCCTGTCAAATTGTTCACATCGGAAAAGAATAAACGGGATGACGCGTTTCTTGTCTCAGGTCGGCTTGCGTTCGAGTATAATGACAAGGGAGAGCCCGTTGTTAGTACGCGTCTAAGCGACCCTACACTGATTGTTTCTGATGCAGCAGGGCGCACGCGTATGGTTTCTCCTTCGGAAATCGCGGATGCAGAAGACGCTATTGACGTAGATGAGTACAAGAATACCCTTGCGGGGCACGTTCGTCAAGAAATGGAGGAGCGCAAGTACGCAGAGATGCTGAAAGCAGCTGAGGAAGCGCAAGCGAACGAGGTAGAGGAAGGCGAACCCGAATCTCCCACAGTTGATGGATTATCAACGAGCGAAGAAGAAAAAGAAACTCCTGAGGTCAACGAGAATGAGGAACAATCTACTGTGTTCGGTGGGGCATTTAATGTTGGGGACAAATTCTCAACGGAAGATGGAGAATTTGAGGTTGTGCAACTTACAGAGGGTGAAGCTCCTATTGTGCAAAATGTAGAAACAGGACAACAGTTTCGTCCTCACTCTGAGGGAGACTTGCGTGCAGCCGTGCAATCTTACGCGCCTGCTTTTATAGATGGTGCGGAAAACGCAGAAGGCGTGACCACGTATAACCGCGTCGCTCAGAAAGAAACTGCGCCACAAAACGAAGCGCAAGAAGGCTCTCAGCAAGAACAAGAATATGCTCTTTCTGATATTATTAGTGCGCGCGGTGAAAGGTTTTATGCAGATGCAGAAGGGAATATCAATCTTTCTCAAATACCGGAAAAAGTACTAAATGTTCTTGAGTTGCCAAATGTGCCTTTGCGTCTTACCGAGTCTATGATAGAGCATATCGTAGTAAGACACGGCAAAGAACTTTCTATCACGAGTGCAGAGCAAGCAGTGCGGTTTGTTGTAGACGTGATGAAACGTTTTGACCACGTGCGTAAGGGGAATAAAAAGGGAACGTTTGTGTTTTCCATTGAAAATGGGCGCAACAAGACTGGTCGCCGTGCTGTAACCTTGGTTGTCCCCGAAGTGCAAACAGAGGATACAAATCCGTCACCACACGTAGACAACAGTTCGTTTCTTGGGGTTGTGACTTCGGGGTATGAAAGTATTGAGGGATTGCAAAAAAGAGAAATACTCTGGGAGGAGGGCGCGAGTGTAGCTCCTACTACAGAGACCGCCTCTGCAAATGTTCCCACCCCATCAGCCACACAAGGCGGAATGACTGGGGGCAGCGCTTCAAACCAAAGTATTTCTTACCGCGAAGATACACATTCTTCCGCTGGTGTACAAGAAGATACTGACATTTCTCTCGAAAATGTTCAATCAGCCCTTGATAAAGGCGAAATTGAGGGTATCACCCCTCAAATGGCGCACGATGCCCTTTACAATGACCCCGATTTGGAAACAGAAGAAGTTGATGCTATTGTAGAGAATAGCCGTTCAACTGCGCAGGGAAACTTGGCAAAGTTGCAAAAGACCGAAATCAAACCGAGAAAGAACGAGAGTGTAATCGCGTTTAAGAAGCGCAAAGCAGCGCATGCTGGTGCTTTGGCGCACGCAGAGGAGCTTGTTCGTTTCTGGGAGGATGTGCAAGAACATCGCAGAAATCTAGGAGCACAAGCTATGCAGGAAGAAGAAAACGCAAAGCAACAGCGAGAAGCGGAAGCTGCAGAGCGCGCAAAGGAACAAGCGGAAAATGGCTTGGCGGTTGCTCCGTCTTGGGCTAATGCAGAAAAGATTGTGGGGCGTCCAGGCGAATTTATCACGCCTAACGGACTGCGTGTAAAAGGGCACTACGTGCTAGTGGAAAGCGGTGCTGCCGTTCCTTCGCACGATGCACGCCACGGCTTTAAGCAGTCGGAAGGATTCCCCACGGACGAGAAGGGACACACGCTCAACGATAGAGACTACGAACGAGATTTGGACGCTCAACGTGTGCAGCGTGAAATCGCTAGAAACTATGATGCTCGCGCAACGCAACAACCAGTAGTGGTATCTCCCGAAGGTTTTGTGCTTTCGGGCAATGGTCGCACGATGTCTGGAGATTTGGCTGCGATGGAGAATACGGATGGTGCATATAACAGTTATGTTCGTGAATACGCCGAAATGTGGGGTTTCACTTCAGATCAGGTAGAAAAGTTGGAACATCCACGTGTTGTGTTTGTTTCTGATAATCCCCTTCCTCTCACAACGGAGACTTTTGCAGCGTTCAATGCGCAAGAAACAAAAACGCAATCACGCACGGAGAAGGCGGTGAAAATGGGTAAGGCGGTGTCTGATGAGGACTTCGCCAAGATTCTTCGTATCGTTACCGATGGGCATGAAACATTGGCAGATTTTTACGGCAATATGTCTGGTGTGAGCGAGGTTATTAACTTGCTTGAGACGAGTGGTGTTATTACCCAACAAGACCGCGCAAACTTGTTTGATGGTGATGCGTTGAGCGATGAGGGACGCAATTTGCTAGAGAATGTATTGTTGGGTAAGGCTTTTGAAGGGAATCCCGATGTTGTTCGTCAGCTTTCTGAGGTGCGCTCTCTTCGTACTTCTGTGCTTAATGCGCTGTTTTACATCGTAGAGAACGAACGTCTTAATGAGGAATTCCGCTTGAGCAATGAGCTATCCCGCGCTATTAACTTTGTTTACCACGCTCGCAAGGGTGGGGGCTATTCTTTTGGCGACAAAGTTCGTACCTTTGTCCAGCAGACGGAGTTATTTGAATCGACAACGGATGTGACTTTGGATGATGCAACGGTGCTTTTGTTGGCTGATGCCCTCAATGATAAGCGCACGACCCTCATTAAGTCTATTTTCAAGAGTTACAACGAGCGCGCAGAAGATGCAGGTAAAGGGCAAATGTCTTTGTTTGGCGATGCCATCCCCTCACGTGAGACTTTAATCATGGAAACGCTTGCACTTCTCGGTGCCGACATCAAAGACTATGCTCCGTCAAATCAAGTAGAACCCTCAAACCAAGCAACAAATGAACAACCAGAACCAAAACAGCAGCAACAGCCAGAAGCAGGAACAAGCGAATCCACGAGCGAACAAGGAGTTGAAGGAAAGACAGAAACTAAACTTCCTTCTGGAAGCGTTTCGACAAGCGGACGCGGAAACGAAGGGGTAAGCACGGAGGAGGAAGGTGCAAAACCGTCTGATAAGAATGCGAAACCATCTGAAAAGAGTACTGAGAAGGGTGAGAAGGCTGAAGACATCGAGGTGGACGCGAGTGCAGAGGAAGAATCTGCTCCCTTAAAAGAAGAAGAAGGAATAAATGAGAGCAGTAGAGGGGGCAGCCTGCAGGATGAAAAAGAAAAAGACAAAGCTGGCTACAAGCTAACAACACGGCGACGAGTAGTAAAAGCGAAAGCAAGAGGTGGAAGAGAGTGGATAGATTCCCTTCGAACAACAGCTGATTCTCATTATTTGCGTTTGGCAACGGATGTTGGCTATATATCAGCCCCTGAGGCGCAGGCTATTATACGGAATTCGCACACAAAGGATGACGTTTTGAATCTGCTGCTCCGCAAATTAGAGGCTAATTATTTCGACCTTTATCAGACTGATGTGGCGGAGGAGATGGCTCGTCGCAATCTTCCAGCAGAAGATTTGCAGCGTCTTTACGACGTTGTGATGAAGGACCCTCGTGCCTATCGTTTCTATAACGCTTTGGATGCAATCGCGCAAAACAAAAACACCCCTGAATCTGTCTTGGATGAGCTTTATAAGCGTGCGATTAAAGAAGGACGTCGTTTGGATAAAGACGGAAATTACGTAGATCTTGGATTAAGATTGGCTCAAAACCCTAGCACGAGCGAATCTCACCTCCGTACTTTAGCTTTAACCCATGGCGAAGATGTGGCAAAGAATCCGAGTGCGCCTGTTGATTTGTTACGCGTCTTTGCTACAGAAAAAAAGTCCCCTTACGGTAGCTATTATGCTTTGCGTGCGGCTGTTGCGCAAAATCCGTCTACTCCAGCCGACCTTCTATTGGAGATACTGAGAACGTCTGATAGAGAGGAAGCTGCGGTCGAATATGCGGTGAAACATCCCAACCTTAAGGGAACTGACTTGGAGCGTGCAGCAGAACTTGCGTCGAATCCTTCTATCTTTAACAACCCCAATGTTACCGATGAATTACTCGAGAAGTGGGCAAGTGTCAAGGGCGAAACTAAGGCAGTTAAGACTTTCGCTGAATTAGCCCAGATTGAACTAGATGAGCGAAGAACTTCTAAGGAGGAAGAAGGAAAAGCACACCTTACAAAATCTCAACGAGAGTTGCTCGAGCTTGTAAGAAATCCGAACGCAACAGCGGAGGAGCTGCAGCGCGCATACGAAGGAGAATACTACGACAAGGATGATGCGAAACAAGTAAAGAAGGCTAAGGAGTTAGCTAAGGTGCGCGAAGAGGTTGTTCGCGCTGTTGCTGCACACCCTAATGCGTCTTCCACTGTTTTGTATGAAATTTACTATTCTGAAGGCGAGGAAGACCCAGAGTTGCAGCGTATTATTGAGAGTCGCAAGGATGATACTATTGGTGAAGACATCCTTGGCTCGAAACCGAAGAGTCGAATTCGCGAACAACGAGTTGGAACAAGTGATATAGTTGTTGGGCAGACTGTTTATTTCAAAGGTCAGCCATGGAAGGTGGAAGCCATAAGTCCCAATGGAAAACTGACAATCACAACTGAGATTCTTGGACACGTGCTGCGTCATGAAAATATACTCCCGAGATGGGTGCGTTTGGAGCCAGTAGAGGAAAAACAATCGGACAAAGAACTCAGCCATGCGAATAATACAGTGTCAGAAGAACAAGGCGACACTAAATCCGCAAGGGAGAGTGACAGTGAAGCTTTGAACTCTATAGAGTCGCGAGATAAAGATTATGCCGATGCTGTTGCGCGTGGTGATATTGAAACAGCTGAGAGAATGCTTGCAGAGGAAGCGGAGCGCAAAGGGTATTCTCTGGATAGTCCTTATCAAGGCGAAAGTGCATTTAACGGTAAAGCTCCGTCTGATTCGGGGTATTACGAAAATGCGGAAGAGCGTAAAAAAGCTTATGACGAGGGTGATTATGAAGGTGCTTGGACACTCGCGGATGAATTAGTCCTCGGTGTAGATGTGGGGTCTTTGGTTGATTTCCGCCTTAGCGATAATGAGTTGAGGCGTGCTAATGATATGACACGCGAATCTATATTAAATTTGCGTGAGGCGCTAAGGAAGGCTCGTTCTGGCGAGAAGAATATTACTATCAAAATGTACCGCAGTGTTCCCCCTGGAGTAAAGGAGCGTGAGTTTCGTAACGGAGACTGGATTACCCCCAGTCGTTTGTATGCGCTGGATAACGCTGAAATACACGAGGGGTATGAAGGTGAGAATCAAGAAGGGTGGAATGGTGGCTATCGCATCATAGAACAGGAAGTTCCCATTGAGGATGTTTGGTGGGATGGTAATGACGTCAACGAGTGGGGCTATGATAATGGAGAAGCAGAAGCCTATCGCAATACGGAAAACAATAGAAAGACTTTTTCTGTTACTTACGATAGTGAGGGTAATCTTATTCCGTTGTCTAAGCGATTTGATGAAACAAACTCAGATGCTCGATATTCTAAGGGGGGAGAGCAGCGTGTATCTAATGAAAACGCTTTGGACGGTGTATCTCCAGAGCAGATAGAACTGCGAGATGGTCTTGTTGATATTATGCGCGATGCTGGCATGGACGTGAGCGTGAGCGATGCTGAGGGGCAACGTGTGTTAGACTTAGCAAGGGGCGCAACGATAGAAGCTGATGCGGTGAGAGAAGCGCGAGAGATAGAGCGTGTTAATGCGGTGTTTAATGATGAGCTAGATGCTTTCTCGGAAGATAATGCTAATCGCATAATATTTAGCCTTGGGCGTCCCTCTGAAGTGTTACGTGCTGCTGGAGTGCCGGATATGCCAATGAAGCTTTATGGCAGTAAGCTCCTTAAGAAAATCAAGAAGCACGGCTTTGATAAGGTAGCCTTGCGCGATTTGCCACGTGCCGTGGCAAACCCTATTGCTGTGTTCAACAATCGTAAACAAGAGGGCAATCGCGCCATCCTTACAGAATTGCATACTGAGCAAGGGAATGTGCTTGTGGCGATTGACCTTGGCAAAGGTGCTGACGTGGACTTTAATGTTGTGAGTAGTGTGTTTGGTAAGGGGAAAAATGGCGTGGTCGAATGGATAAACAAGAGACAATTCACGTATGTAGACGAAGAGAAAGCTCTTAATTATCTGCACTTAGCCGCACCAATCGCGGCAGCCTCAGACAATCAAAAGCTTTCTCTTGCTGCAAATGTAATAAATGGCTTAAAAAAAACCAAGCTTTCTGGGGAAAATTTGCGCCAACAGCGTAAAAATTCTATTACGGAAGAGATGCAGTCCATCAAAACTAAAGCTCAGTCCGATGGTACGTTTATGCTTGCGCCCAATGGCGAGCCAACAAACTTGACGGAGCGTCAGTGGTTGCAGGTGCGCACCGAAGCTTTCAAGGAGTGGTTTGGAGATTGGGAGAATGACCCAGAGGAAGCATCGCAAATGAAAGATGAGAATGGAGAACCCAAGGTTTTCTATCATAATACGAATGCCGATTTCTTTGCGTTTAATCCTTTATATAATGGTAGCTCAACAGACGCTGGATGGCTCGGTGATGGTTTTTATTTCTACGGTGAACCATCTGAAGGGCAAAGCTACGGTGAGAAAAAGATGAGTGTGTTCTTGAATATTCGTGAACCTTACTATGCATCAGAAGAAGAGAATCGAAGTCTTTCAGAGCAGAACGACCGCTCAGCTTCTTTGGAATTCCGTGAGGAAAGGGAGAGCGAGGGATACGATGGAGTGTACTTTAATGGTGACCTTCGACAAGAGACAGTGGTTTTCTCTCCTTCTCAAATCAAGAGTGCTACGGACAATGTGGGTGCTTTTGATAAAGGGAATGATGATATACGTTTTTATCGTGGTCAGCATGGAGAAGTACGCGGTTTTGCAGTTGGCGGTCGCATTTATCTTGACCCAAAGATGGCGAGTGACGAAACGGCGATCCACGAATACACGCACTTGTGGGCTGATGCTTTGCGCAAAGTGAATCCTGCTGAATGGGAAAATGTAAAAGATTTGCTTCGTGGCACTCCAATTTGGGAGGAAACGAAACGTCTGTATCCCGAGTTGGCAGATGATGAAGACGCACTAGCCGATGAAGTATTGGCTCAATTCTCTGGCAGACACGGAGCGAGACGCTTGGCTGAAGCGAGAGAAAAGGCGATGTCTGAAGCAGACGGTGTGTTTGACAAAGCTAAGGTGGCGAGTGTGTTTGACAATGTTCGCCAAGCCTTGAAACGCTTTTGGAAGGGTGTCGCAGACTTCTTGGGCTTGCACTTCACTAATGCTGAAGAAGTGGCAGACAAGGTGTTAGCAGACTTGCTGAACGGTGTGAATCCACGAAACATAGACTCAAGTGCGTATGAAGCTCCGACAATCCGCGAACAACGCATCGACAATGATACACGTGAGGAAATGCAAAGGTCGGTGGATGAACTCCGAGTAGAAGTGCGCGAAGGTTATGAAAAGGCGGTGAAAGACTGGAAGTACAAGATGCAAGAACAGTGGCAAGACAGTATGCTTGCACTTAAGACGCTGCAAGAACAACTCGAGAAGAAAGGCGTGAAAATCGAAGAGTGGGAGAATGCCTATTGGGCAGAGAACCGAATGTCGAGTATGAACGAAGAGGAAATGAAAGCTTATACTCGTGACTACTTCAAACCTATTGTAGCAGCACAAATAGCAGCATCAAAGGCTTTGCCACAAGAACTGACAGACAAACTCAATGCGATGGATGCTCATTTGCGCGAGTTCGACAAAATGGACGCAGAGGAAAAACAACGCAATGCGGTGGACAACTATCTCATGCTCAAACATGGACTTGAGCGAAACCGCGTGCTTGCTATGCGTGACGCGATTGATGCTCAATGGAAGAACCCGAGTGAAGCAAGTAGCGTGTGGAGAGCTTACAACGAAGACGCAGGAAACAGAGAAAACCGCAGATTGTTGCAGGAAGGCAAGCGTAGCTTTGAAGAATTCTTGCAAGTGGACGATGCTATCCGTGCGCACTATGCAGGTGAAGAGTATTTGAAGAATAGAGAGAAAGACTACTCTGGCTTGACGTCTATGACCACCGAAGAGCTGACCGAACTCAAAGACGTAGAAAATGCAGCCTTGCAATTGGTGAAAGAAGCCGAGGATGCGGCAGGTGCTGAGTTGTCTGCGTTGTGGGATAAGGTGAATAAAGCCACTCGTGAAAGTGTGGAAAAACTCTATAAGAGTGGACTTTTGACCCCTGCGGCTTATTCGCAGATGACGACAATGTTTCAGTGGTATGTGCCTTTGCGTGGCTTTGCCGAGGAAACGAGCGATGAAGTTTACGACTATGTAGATCAGCGCAATGGAAACGGCATGGGGGCTGTGCTGAAAGGGGCTGATGGTCGTAAGAGCAAAGCCGACAGTCCTATTGCTCATATAGGCAGCATGGCGGAGCGCAGCGTTGTGCAGGGCAATCGCAACTTGATGAAGCAGCATTTTTATCGCATGGTGATGGATCACCCTAACGATTTGGTTTCAATGGGAGAAATCTATTTGCACCATAACGAGGTGACCGATGAGTGGGAGATGATGACGCCTACGCATTCTCCTAATGCTAGTCCCGAACAGATTGCAGAAGAAACACGCGCCTTTGAAGAGCGCATGCAGGAGCTAGTAAAGCAAGAACCAGACAACTATCTCCGTTTGAGAGAGCATCCCGATGTGCCTTATCGCGTGTTGGGAAGTAACCTTGGCGAACATCAAGTGTTGGTGAAGGTCTTAGGACGTGACAAGTTGCTCACGGTGAATGGCGACCCACGTGTGGCGCAAGCCGTAAATGGACGCTTTAATCCCGATGCTATCTCCAATGATTTCTTGAAGCGACTACGCAATCTTAATAACTTCCTTGCGCAAATGGCTACCCAACGAAATCCTGAGTTCATCTTCCGAAACTTGATTCGCGACCGCTTCTATGCCATGGAAGCCGCTCGAGTGAAGGATGGGGCGACTGACCCTCAATATGTGGGTCGCTTGCAGAAGAATTGGATTTCGGCAGTAGGGCAAGTCGTAGGTTTGACGGCACGCTACAACAGTGGAACTCTTAACATGAACGATGCGCAAGACCGAATGTTCTACGAATTTATGATGAACGGTGGCGCAACTGGTGTGACGCGATTGTTGAACCCCGAGGAGTATAAAGGTGAGATTGCCGACATTGCGAAAGAGATGCAGCGTGGCAAGTTTCACTATGCAAAGGTGGCAAAACTTGTGACGAAATATGTAGACCTCTTTGGTCCTGTCAGTGAAGCTATCACGCGCTTTGCCACTTATCGCACCAGCCGAGAATTGGGACGCAGCGTGGCGCGCTCTGTGTGGGACGCCAAGGAAATCACCACAAACTTCAACAAGAAGGGGGCAGGCAGCAAGGCTATTCGCAAGGACGATGGACGATGGTTGAGAATGTCGGGTGAGACGGCTTCGTTCTTTAAGAACTTCGTCATCTTCACCAATGCTAACGTTCAGGGTTTCCACAACCAGTGGCAGCTTGCCAAGAACAATCCGAAGCGTTTCATTGCTCGCTTCGTGGCTAAGTGGGTGGCTCTGGGCTTTGCAATGCCGCTTATCAATAATTTGCTTGCCGGTCTCTTTGGTGGCGACGACGACCACTATCAAGACCTTCCAGAAACGGCACGCAGAAACAGCCTCTGTCTCTTTGTGCCTAAGGTGGGTTGGGTGAAAATCCCTCTCGGTTTTGGTTTGCGCAGTGCTTATGCCTTGGGCGGTTTGCTGAGCGAGCGGCTCTTCTATCCCAAGGGCGACTACACGTCAATGACGAGAAGTCTCTTTAACCTCGCTCTGGACTTGATGCCGCTTAGCATGGGGTCGAGCGAGCAAGACTGGTGGTTGAACGTTGTGCCTAGTTCTCTGCGTCCCCTTGCGGAGAACATCGCCAACAAAGACTGGACTGGGCGTCCCATTGTCAATGAAAATGTCAATGAGAATTGGTCTGAATATAGACGCGCCAACAATCACACAAGCCCAGTGTCGGTCTATATAAGCGAGAAGTTGAGCGACTGGACGGGGGGCGATGAATACACCCCAGGATTTGTCAATCTCAATCCGAGCCAGTTTGAACACATCGCGCTCGGACTCTTGAGCGGTGTCGGCACGCTGGTGGGCAACACCTACGAAACGACCGCCAACTTGATACTAGGCGAAGAACTCGACACGCGCCACATCCCCTTCCTCAAAGACTTTTTCAGCACGAGCGGTGGCGTCACACACACCTCCGCTGTGAAGCGCAACTTCTATGCGCTCAAAGACGAGTATGAGAAGACCAAGGTGCGCGTGCTGGGCTATGAGAGAGAGGAAGCCGACGGAAAGAACGACCCCGAGAGCGTGGCGCGAAGAGTGGATTTCACCCAAAACAGCGCGGAATATAAGCGCTATGAGGTGATGGATGAAGCCGTAAGCGAGGTGAACAGCCTGCGCAACGACCTCAAGGAAGCCACAACCCCCGAAGAGGTGAAGGCTCTGGAGTCCGAAATGCAGCAAGTGATGGAAGATGCCATCAACGATGTGCGCGCCATTAAATAACTAGTGACGAGTGGAGAGGAGGGTTTACCCTCCCTTCTCCGCTACTCACACAAAGCAAAACTACGACTATGCCAGAAACAAAAAAAGGTAAGCGATATGGAGGGCGAGCCAAGGGCACTCCCAACAAGGTGACGGCAGACATGCGCGCCACCATCAAGGGCTTGCTCGATGAATATAGCGGTAGCGGCAAGATGAGCAGTGACTTTCTCACACTCGAGCCCAAAGATCGCTTGATGGTGGCTGAGAAATTGATGCAATATGCCATCCCCAAGCTGCAAGCCACCACAATAGACGTGAGCGAGAATGCTCAAAAAACAATAGAAGACACGTTGTTGGAGTTGTCTCAACTTCCTCCTAGTTAAGATTTACGCCCTGCAAGATAGGATTATCGACTATCTTCGTAGGGTGTTATTATTTGATTTACGTATGAAAAGGTTTGACACTTCATGGATTGTGAAATTCGTGAAGTGTTTTTTGTCGATAAACATTTATGCGCAGTTTAGCGCGTGCGTGGGTTATTTTCGCGTATGTAGAACTTATAGAACCCAATACAGAAACAGATGGGAGATAATAAAACCCCTGCGATGAGCAAGCGCGAGGCTTTCTTGTCGCGAATGAAAGAGAAGCATCCAGACATCGACTTTGAAGATGAGGACACTAGATATGGTCAATTCTCAGATGACATGGATGCCTTGGAGACCGAGAACTCCACAATGCGCGAAAGAGAAGGGAAGATGACCTCAATGTTCAACTCCCACCCTCAGGCGGCTGCTATGATGGTAGACTGGATGGACGGTGGCGACCCCGTTGTAACGTTGGTGAAGCGTTTTGGACCAGAGTTGCAGGAAGCATTACAAGACCCTGAAAAGCAGGAACAACTTGCTGTAGCACAAAAGGAATACTTGGAGCGTGTAACGAAGGAGAAAGAGCTAGAGGAACAATATCAAGAAAACCTTTCGGCATCCCTCACAGAACTTGATAAAGTACAAGAAGAGCTTGGACTTACAGATGAAAAAGCGGACGAAGCCCTCAAGTTAATCATCAAGATTGCCAACGATGCTATCATGGGTATTTTCACTCGTGAGAGTTTAGAAATGGTTTTGAAGGCTATTGACTACGACGCAGATGTGGCAGCGGCTGATTACGAAGGGGAGGTTCGAGGGAAAAACACAAAAATCACAGAGAAGCTACGTCAGCGAGATGCTGGCGATGGTGTTCCCGTACTTGGTGGCAAAAGCGCAGGCTCGATGAACGCTGGACCTGTAAACGATATTTTTAGCCAAGCAGCGATGGCTCGATAGTTTGGGATTTGTTTAATTGAAAATATATAGAGAATGGCAGACAACATTAGCGTCAATGTAACAGATAAGACATTGACAACTCAGCCTGGTTCGGTGGGCTTGAACACTCAAGTTCCCGGACAAGCGACAACCGTAAGTGGTGCAGCGGAAGCCACTGGCGGAATTGGCGCTGGTCATTTTGTCGAACGTGACATTGACCAAAATCTACTTAAGTTTTACTCTTCTACACACTTGTATGACTTGGCTCTGACTGCAAAGAATGTTCCAGTATCCTCTCCAGAGGTGGAACATTACATGATTGACGACCAACGTCCGTTCCTCACTGTGAAGACGAAGTTGGAGGAGAGTTCAGCCGCACAAGTAACCCTTCCTCTTGAAGCTAGAGATGCAAACTTTGCTCGTCCTTATTCTACGCTTCTCGTCCCCAGTGTCGCAGGATATGCTCCTGACGGTAGAACCAGAACTCCTGGTTACCCTTTGATGCTTCTTGTTAAGGGTATTTCAGATGAAACTGGTAACCCCATTGTTCATGCGATGAACGGCAAGAAGACTAATCCTAGCGACGAGATTAGTACTGTTCCAGAAATTCCTGCAGGAGCGAAAGCCTACTTGTTAAGCACTGCGCTTTACGAAACTCAGAAGGAAGTAGATCCTGACTTGTTCCTTCCTGCTCCTACCAATGTCTATCTGCAAAAGCGTGGGTTCAACAATATTATTTCAGACTATTACGAAGCACAGAAGAAGCGCATCCCTTTCACAAAGGCATTGATTGCAGAGCAAGCTATCCTTAATTTCAAACGCAAGGGAAATCGCACCTTCTGGGCGGGTCGCGCTGGAAAAATCAAAGTGGACACCCCTAAGGTTGGTATGCAGATTTTGTACACTACGGAAGGAATTCGTTGGCAAATGAAGCGTGAATTGCGCCACGTAGGCAAGTGGACGATTGAGGACTTTATTGCGCTTGCTAAAATGTTCTACACAGGAAATGATAAGCCAGAGTCTTGTATTGCCCTCGTGGGTAAGAATTTGCTGGAAAGCATTCAATGCATCGACTACTCAAAGCATCCTGAGGTAAAAATCTCCACAAAGGAACATAAGGCTGGATGGAAGGTTACTTCTATTCAAACAGTGTTTGGTGACATCGATTTGAAGTATGAACCAGTTCTTGATGAGCTTGGTTGGTCCAATAGTGGTGCTTTGATCAGCCTTGACCACTTGGTTCGTTACGTTCGCACTAGTGAAAAGAGTTTCGATGAAAACATTGAAGGCGAAGAAGCAAAGCGTAGTGGCGTGATTGTCTGGGATGCTGTTGCCCTGAAGGGTAATTGTCATATCTGGGTTGATGGAGAAGGCGTGACAACTCCTATGGATGGAGTCCAGAATATCGACATCTGGCGCGATAGCACAGCTCCTAAGGGTAAAGACCTTGTTGTAGGTCGCATTTACTACCTCCAACAGCCCGTTGCAGAAATCAACGCTACCGCAGCTGAAGGTCAGATGTGGCAGTGGACTGGCACTGTGTGGAAGGAAGTCAGAGGTGATTTCCAAGGTTAGTGTAGGCTTTCCTTGAGTAGAACTAATGACATTGACAGCCGCGAGTTCATCGTGATATATTCGGGGGACTCGCGGCTATATTAAATCGTTTATATGAAATCATTAAAAGTATATGGAGCCCCAGGTCTCCTAGAATGGAATGTTTGCCTTGGCGATAGTGGCGTTCGCTTGCATCTGCACTTCGACCACGGTTCTCAAAGCGCATTTGGCGCATCTCCTGCGGAATATAGAACCGATAGCAAGTTCAACCAAACTATCATTGAGCAGTCCAGTTACTTCAAGGAGGGTCGAATTGTGCTTCTCGATGAGGTTGTTCTTGAGGAGGAAGAGAACGACAGCTCTGTGTCTTCTTTTGCCGAAAGTGAAGAGCAAGCATCGGAAGCTCAAGAAGAAGCTCAGCCCAAGTTGGCAATGAAAATGAGTTTCCCCTCTGTAGACGATGCACGAGAATACGCTGTTGAAAAGCTGGGTGTTGCTGCTTCGTCTGTGCGCAGTCGTGCGGCTTTGGAAAAGGCACTTGCTGACGCAGGGGTGGTGTTTGAAATTCAGTAAAAAAGAATAGAGATGCAGTTGAGCCTAAAGCAACTTGTCCGCGATGTGCGCGTGGCGATGGATGAAAACGTGACTGACGATGGTCTTCAGTTTCTGCGTGAGGTGAACACTTTGACGTTAGACGAGGTGATACGTCACCAAGTGGAGGCGGCTGCGCAGCTTGTCCTATCTCGTACCGATGTGCGATATTTGGAGGGCGGAAAGTCGTTTTTAGGCGCTGCTGTGTCAAGGATGGAGCGTGGAGTGGGTCGCGTTCAGCTCCCCACGGACTATCTCCGTTTTCTGTATTTCAAAATGTCAGATTGGGACTATGGTGTGACAGATTATATTACCCCCGATGATGCGCTCTATCCACAGCAGTTTAGCAGATGGGCAGGGGTGAGGGGGAATCCTCATCGACCTATTGTGGCTATTGTGCCTTGCGAAGATGGTATGTGCGTGGAATACTTTACCTCTAACGGCAGTGTGGCAGATGCGCGTTATGTGGGCATGCCCCGCTTGCAAGGGGCAGAAGATGATTGTACCTTAGACTTCCCCTATAGGCTTAAGCACGCTTTAATCTACATGACTGCCTCTTTGTCTTGTCAAAAGCTGGGTCAGGCGAACGAAGCGGAGGCTCTTTCATTGAGCGCGAATGCCTTGATGGGCGGAGGGCTTAATCCTATCCGCTCCCGTCCTGCAGCAATTCCACCCGGTGTTGCTGCGCCAGAAGAAGTACAACTATCATAAATTTTAGAAGATGGCTGACACGTGCCCTATAGATAAGCCCTGCGAATGCTTGGATGGTCGGAAAGACTTCCCGAGCGAGGTGGGTGGCGATGTGGTGATACGTGGCAATCTCACGGTGTTTGGTGCGGTGGGGGCTGCGCAGGTGCATTTAGTGAACACTGATGCCTATGGAAGACCTATTGTTTCGATAGTTGATCGAGGGGCTTGGCGGAAAGATGCGCTGTATTACCACGCCGCGATGAACCCCGATAGTGGTGTGCTGGAAACATCGGACGTGTGGCACTATGGTTGTCGGTGGCGGTGCATGAAGACGGGTACGCGAACTGAGCCGAAGTGGAACTCTCCAGACTGGCTGATGATAGAGGGTGATGCGCGCTTGGAGGTGGGATTTGAGGAAAAGGAGCAACTCTATGATTTGGACCACTTTGAAGCACGGCTCACGCTTACAGTTCGGTTGTATGGTAGAGAGATTGTGGATGAGCTTCCGCAAGGTGCTATTCGCTGGTCGCGCTATTCGGAGAGTTCGACCACTGGAGCGCGAGAAGCGAGCGATGCGGTGTGGAATGCGCGGAATCAACACGCAGGGAAATCCATAACGCTGGGCATCGAAGACTTGGATTTGGAAGATGGTCAGATGCCACAGCTGATAAGGTTCACTGCAACAGTGCGAGTGGATATGGGCAGCGAAGAAAAGCCCCAATTAAGAAACGTGAGTTTCCAATACTAGAAGTATGGCTGTACAACATTTTGACATAATAAGAAAGCCTTTTTCCTTCCGTGAGGGAATTGTGGTGACGAGCAGTGTGACCGACCAACAACTCTATGATGGTGCGGTGCACACTCCTGATTACACCCTTGCTCCGCTTGTGTTGTCGCCTTATGTCAATGTGAGCGACCAAGAGGGCGATGTGAGTGGAAATGCTTTGTCGCGCTTGACCAACCTGAAGTGGACGCTTGTAGAGGTGGGAGGTCGCAAACGCGAGATTCCCTCTAGTGGAGACGCTTATTTTAGTTGGGAGAAGGCAGGCGGTGAGAATGCTGGTCGTCTGAAGGTGATGCAAAATGCAATGCCCGAGAGCGCGCTGACGCTTGTATTCGAGGCAGATCATGTAGACAAAAGAACGCTTGATGTTCACCACGTGCAAATTTCTCACGTGGTGAGATGCCGAAACGCAGCTGCTGCCCCTCCAACCCTTCTTTTAGACATCGCTCCTCAGTCTTTTTATAACCCGCTGAGAGATGAACCCGCTGTGGAAGTTCATCCTACTTTGGTGGTGAGTGGTCAAACTATGAACCAGTCAGACTTAGAAACTAAGTGGGAAGTGCAAATCGCAGGGGCGAGAATGGATGACGCTCCTATTTTTGTGGAATGGAACCACTCGTCCGTGAAAAGAGGGGTTGTTGCTTTATCTGCAGAGGGTGTGCTTAGTGTTCATCGGTCTAAGGTGACGAAGGTGATAACAATTAGATGTCGCTGTCGAAAGAAGGGCACTTCAGTTTGGACTGATAGAATTTTCAGTATCACTCGTAGAATCCCATTTTTGAAAGACCCTTACTTTACTGCGGTCCCAACTAACGTCAGCAGGCAACAATACTATTTGAATCCTCGGGCAGTGGTGGAGGATACGTCTGGCGTTGTGCCGAACCCTGACAGGGTGTTGTCTTTTGACTGGTGGACACAGCGCGGCACGGCAGATGGAGGTGCGACTTGGGAATTGCACGATGAACATACCTCTACTCCAACAATACCTACGAATTTCATTGACCCAATATACGGTGGCAACCTCCGCTTAGACTGGAGAGATAAAGGCGCAACAGATTAAAACGAATAGAACATGGCTTTTTACATCAAAGTATCGAAGATGGAAGCGGAGAAACGCAATCTCTGCGAACTGAGGAATACGACTTCTGACGGTTGTTACTTGCTTTGGCAGGAAGACTTGCGAGGAGATTGTCCCTCGATGGAGGAGGAGGAACTTCGCAGAGTTGTGGGGGCGCTGGGCGGTTTGGTGCTCAATCCTCAAGAGGCGCGCGAAGAACGTGTGGGGGCTAGCAGTCGTGCTTTGCCCAAGGTGAATGTTAGTGCTGCTTCTCAGCCTAATACATCAGCGACTTCTGCGGATGGGCATCCCGACACAGTATCGCACGAAGTGACTGAAGGTGGAGAGAACGCAAACGAACACAAAAACGAGGAGGGACGATAATGGCTACAGCGAGTGCATCAAGAACGATTAAGGTGATAGACCGCGGTGCAACTTTCACTTGTTTCATCTATTCGCCATCTGGTGATGTGTTTCAAGAATACGATGGCGATGCTTGCTATCCCAACTTTGAAGCGTCGAACCTGCAGCAGGAGGACAAGCCAAAGTTAATGCTCATTGTGACTTCCTCTCGCGCTTCTGAAGGTGTGATTTCTATTTCTCGAAATGATACAGAATTTTTCTTCAATGGTCAGAAAATCCAATTTGGAAGCAACCTTATTTCCTCGGGATTGGTGGGGAATGTCATCTTAGACAACAGTGTGAGTGGTGCATTCCAAATCGTGGAAGAGGAGAACGAACAGCACAAGCGTGTCATCGGATTGCGGATTCTGAAGAATCTCGTTCCTATTAGCGGACGTGCGAGTATCTCTATCACAATGAAAGCGCGTGTGGTGGTTGGCACTCACGCGGATGTGGTGCAAGCGACTTACACAATTCCTATCACCCCCTATACTGGCGCATCCTACAAAGTTGTGATTGCTCCTGGCAATTTAGGAAATTACCTTATTGCTTCAAAAGGAGAGACGTGCCGTTTGCGCGCAGTCGTTTACAAGCAAGGTGTAGAAGTTAAGGACAACGATTTTACCTATACTTGGCAACGCGTTACGGCAAATGGTTGGGAAGCCTTTAATGGTCTGCAGAATAGCAAGTCCAAGGAAATTGACGTGCGAGATACAGACGTGGAGACGCAGGGCATGTTTCGTGTGTTGGTACACAAAGGCAGCAGTTTTATTGGAAGCGATGTAGAGATGGTGCTTGATGTGAGCGACCCTTACGAGATTGTTTGCAATCCCAATCGCGATGAGGTTATTGATCTTGCAGACCCTACAAAGCAAAAGATAGTCTATAGTCCCAAAGTGGTGACCCGCGGTAGCACGTCTGGTGTGCCAGGTTATACGTTTCGTTTCTTGCTGATGGATGGCTCGGGCAATCCTCTAAACAAAGCGGACGACACTATTTCAGACACAGACTTCACAAGGCGTTCTAAGAGTTTTGAAGTACTGCTTTCTCATGCACAGCAATCGGGTGGTGATATGGTGTTGAATATCATTGCAGAAAAAGAATAATATGGGACTTTCATCTTCTCGAAATATACAAGTCGTTCGTGCTGCTCGTGGAATAGAGCGTATAGAGATTTACTATGTGACCACTCGGATGTCTGAGGGGTTGACGGCTGGCGCTATAACTTCTGATGGGCGCGCTTGGTATCGAGAGAAATTCCATGCTCCTACTGAAGCATATCCCTATGCTTGGCGATATAGTAAGACCTATTTCTCCGATGGCACTACTCAAAATTCTCCGTGTGAGTTGATTGGGGCTTATCAATCTGGAGTTAACCGCAATTTGTTGGATGATACAGATTTTCTAAGCGACAGCCAAATGGGGGCATGGAGCGTTCAGTCTGTTTATGCTATCAAGGAGGAAAACCCGACCTCTACAGACAACCCTAATGAAAAGCCTGGCACTACGGATAAACCTAATGTAAAACCTATCCTTACAGATAAGCCTAAGTTGATAGGAGTTCAGGGGGCATTTAATGGTAGAAAGCAATTTAAGGGGCAGAATTACTACTCGTCTATGATTGCAGAGCCATCGTCACGTGTGTACTATTGCGAAATACTGCAACAGGAATTATTCTCCTCTAATGGGCTGTTTTCTCGAATCGAAAAGAACTCGTGGTATACTCTTAGTTTTTGGGCAAAAGGAACTGGGTATGATTACAGCGAAATGCACTTGACAACCTATCTTTATCCGAATCTTATAAACCCTAGTGAAAAAGCGATTGTTAATGGTAATTTCGTAAAGCTCTCTGGGGATGGCTATGTAGACTGGCAGCTCACTCGCGATTGGCAGTTCTTTACACTAACCTTTAAGACTGGTTCATTGGCTGGGAATGACATTAGAAATCTGTTGTTCCGTGTGTTCCCCCTTGAGTATCGTAGAGAGCGTGAAGTTCATATTTGTATGCCTAAATTAGAGGTAGGCATTGTTGCTACGCCCTATGTAGCGAGTTCTAGGAGTTATGGTGTGACAGCGCGCTATGGTGACTGGCGTGTGTTGTCGAATTATATGGCAGGTCGCGCAGGTGATTTGTATCATGATATAGTTTCTTACAAAGGTAAATATTATGAATGCCTTGTTTCTCACACTTCAGACGCGAACAATTCTCCAGATAAAGCTCCGCGAATATGGAGAGAAGGCGAACAAAGAGAGTTTACGGCTACGAAGCTGTTTTTTGCGAAAAAGACTTTCATCGAGAACGCAGTAGTTCGGCATCTTACGACGGATGTGGTTGGCGAGGAGCGCATAGAGGCGAGTGGAAGTAATTTTTCTATATTCGGCAAAGGTATGAAACATCCGAGTATCGTGATAGGTTACGAAAAGGATGAAAGAGAAACGGGTGAACTTGACGAGAAGGGGCAAAAGAAAAAGGTGGTAGTTAGTTCTGTTCCTGTTCTTCGATTCCAAGATGGCAATACTGGCGAACCGTTGTATGACTTAGGTCCTAATGGAATGCTGTTTAATAACTCTAAGAGTGTTCCTCACAGTTGGCAGTCTCTCTCCCTTATTCGTTTGACCGAAAAGACTACGGTGCAATCTTTAGTGAGATGGGTAGTTGGTGAAATAAATAAAGACTTAAACTCCCGTGTTTATGTGGACAACCACGCTACGGACTTCCCCAGTAGAGACTTCGACTATGGAAAGTATGATGGAGATGGGAATCTGCTAACCTCGGATACGATGTATGAGCGTTTTGCAAATTCTCATTCTATTAAGTTGGGGTATGGCGCAATTTTCCACGAGGGGTATTCGGTTCTTTCAAATGGCTCTGGTAGGAGTGAGAAAAAATACAAACTATCTAATAACAGTTTGCCTGATGATGTCTATGACGGTCGTGCTTTCGAGTTTGACCCCAATACTGTTCAAGAGCCTGAGGAAGAGAATGGGTGGAAGATGCTCTCTCCTGAAAAGTTGTACGAAACTGTGGGTCTCCCTGTCATAGACGATAATGGTCACCGTGCTGTGGTGTTGCATGGATGGTACTGTTCAAGACGTCAAATACCACGACGAGAAGAGTATTGCACCTATCCGACGACACTACGTGAAGAACCTGTCTATGGTATTGAAATCGTGCGATATGATGAAGGGTATATCGTAGAGCGCAAAAATATCTATTACAGCGATAGTGCGCAAGACAAAGGGCTTTATACAGGAGTTCCTAGGGCTGCCGTATTACTCGATTGGATGGAGCATGCAGATGTTCCGTTGTGGGAAGCGGATACTATTAGCTTGAGGAATGAAGAGTGGCGAAGGAGATGGGGTTTAGGATATTAAAACCTAGGTTATATGAAAGAGTACAGAATACGTATAAACCCTTCTAGGGTCTTGGATGAGGTAAGCGAAAGTTCCGCTTATATTGGTGCCAAGTCTTCAGAGTATGAACGAGTGGGTATTTTGCAAGATGACGCAGACTTCCTAAAGAAACACTTTGATTCTTCTGCATTGTACTTCGTCAATGCTCTGAAAGACGTGATTTCAGAATCGTGGTCTCAAGAAGAAGACAGTGGGGTGTGTAGTTTGGGACTTAGTTTGCCAGACGCGTTCCCACGTGAACTGTCTTCTGAATTGGAACGGCATGCAAATGCCTATTTCGTCTATGACGTGCTGGCGCGTTGGTTGATGTTATTGTCTAGGGAAGATGCAGCATTATATAAATCACAAGCAGACTTAGAACTGAAGTCTTTGCGTGAGCAGGTGTATAGCAAGACGCGTCCTCGTAGAGAATGGTTCAAACAAAAATAAAAAAAGCAATGGCGAAAAAGGACATTACTATTACGATTTCGATGCCCGATGTGGTGTTTGAAATCTATAACGACAGTTACCTTACCGGAAAAAGCCGAGTGTATGAAGGTCGTCCAGATTTGATTGCAGCGATGCAAGCTGACGAGGATGAAGACGATGTGGGTCATATCCAACGTAGTGTGTCTTCTGCGTGGTCAAAGCTGAAGTTGGCACTTTCAGAATATTTGGTGGATGGAGGAACTACGGCAGATAATGGACTATTAGATATTAAATCTACGCAGACATTTAGTTTGTCTATGCCTTCAAACTTTAATGAAAGTGCACGTAGTACTATTGCGGATTGCATTCATCGTTACTTAGTCTACTCTTCGCTTTTCGAGTGGTTTTTGGTAACGAACAAGACAGATGCGAAAGAATATGGAGAAATGGCAAATGGAGAACTTGTGTTATTGCAAGCAGCCCTCGCAAAGCGTGTGCGTCCCCAGCGAGGTTAGTTCGTGTTGTGGAGGTTGTGCCGATAGGTATCGCACAGAAAATGCGACAAGCGTTCAGCAGTTGAGGTTCTCTTTTAAGAACCTACTGTATAGCATAGAGAATCTTGCTTACGTTGAGGGTGATGTGATGCAGTTGCCGTTAGATCATGAACACGCAAGGCATCCAGTTATTGATGTGGGGCAAGATGGTAACAGAGACCGTGTTCGTAGGGTACTTGACTTAGCGTTTGCGGAAGTTACTGATGCTTTATTCCCTTATACTAAGCGTAGATTGGAAGAAGGCGCAGTGCAGCGTGATGACCTAGTAGAAACAGACGAATATGTTTTGGAGTTGTCAGTACCTATTGAGTTTTCTGAAACAACTCTTTTGTATTTGGAGCGTTTGATACACGAATACGCAGTTGCTTGTGTCTTGTCTGATTGGATGGCTATCACCAACCCGAGTGCAAGAGAGAGATGGGAAGTGCGTAAGGTGGAAGTCTTAGCAGGCATAAGAGATAATTTGGGTGGTCGTATGAGAAAGCGCAGACGCAAGCCCAGTGTTTTTTAATTCAAAATTTATATAGAGATGTACGAAGAAAGAGGTAAGACGTTGCCCGATGGTCGTATCGAGGTCATTGTGAGTGACCCATCTACGGGACAAGAGGTGGTGAGATACTACAGTCCAGGGGCGGAACCCAAGGTGAGTTTGGGTGACCTAGTGTTGAAGGATGGTTTTTTGCGTGATGAACTAATGCCTCCTAGCGTAGCAAAGAAGGACGACTTAACTCCATTGGCGACCAAGGAAGAGCTGCGAAATGCGACGAAGGGATTGTTGGCTCACTCAGAAGTGATGGATGGTGATAAGATTAAAACATCTTTGCTTCCAGTTCCCAATGTTACAGCAGCAGATGGCAGTAGTCTTTTGGGCTCTGATGGGAAGATTAGACATGACTTGCTACCCGAAGGCGCAGGCGGAAGCGCGGAGGGTGGAAGCGTTGATTTGCAGCCCTTAGAAAAGCGCGTGACAGCGTTAGAAGGGAAGGCAAACATTTTGGGAGAGGACGGCAAAGTGAAGGCAGACCTTTTGCCCGATAGTTGCAAGAATGAACATTGCGAAGCGCAGCCGTTGCCGAGTGATGTGGTGAGAACCGCGGACATTGAGAACGTGGTGAGAAAGTCGGAACTTTTCGACACTGCACACAATATGATTTTGCCCGAGTTGATACCCGAAGCGGAAGTGGCTGTGAAGTGGTTGAAGGGCAAGGGACGACCCGACAAACCCGAAACAACGGAGGGCGCGATTGTGGGAGATGAAGCGGAATGCACGCGCTATCTCTCCACGGATGGTGCAGGCACCGGCGCATGGGAGTGGGAAAAACGCGGTGGAGTTTGGCACGTGGTGAGAGGTGATACTGGCTGGAGAGAGATTGAAAACCCTCAAAAGTATTTCGGAAAAATCAGACTGCGTAGAGTGGATGACAGAATTTCGTTGGAATTTGGAGGAGGTCAATTCGATAGCTTTGGAGTTGTAAAACTTTCTGTATCGGCACAATCCCCCTACCCCGAAGATAAAAGATTCCGTGCCAGAATTCTACAGCTTCCCAACGGTTGGCGCTCCTGCACAAACGCCATCAATCAAATCTTTGACGACAATGCGCGCGCGCAAATCGGCATGGTTGTTATTGGAGGTATGGGTGATGGTGCCGGGAATGTCGACATGCGCTTTGCGAACACCGTGGACAGAGAAACAGACTTGAAACTTTTGCGTGTGGGTATTGTGACATTCCCAACAGTAGACGAGTGGCCTACATCTTTGATGGGTGTTGCGTCCGCAATGTGTCCCGTATAATTTGACCAGAGATGAATGAAGTATTGAAGACTTTCGTCACGCATTGTGGCAGGTATTGTGTGAGCATGTTTGGGGCTTTGGTTGCGCTTCTGCAGCCGACATTGCCTTTCATCGTGATTTGCACAATCGCCATACTGTTTGACTGCTATACGGCTTGGTCGTTATCACGACGAGTCAAGAAGAAGCACCCCGAAGCTAATGATGGAAAGTTCAAATCTAGGTATGCAGGTAGAGTGTTTGTAACGCTTATAAAGGTGTACTCCGTGACCGTCCTTGCATATCTGATGGAAACCTATATCTTCGAGGGATTGCCCGTGAAGTTGACAAACGTTGTAGCTGGAGCAGTGTGTTTTTGGCAATTTTGGTCGATGTTGGAAAATGAAAGCTCGTGCAACGATGCTAAGTGGGCGAAGATAGCGCAGCGCATTCTTGTCGATAAGACGGCGAGACACTTTGACATTGACTTAGACGAACTAAAAGAAAAGAAAGAAGGAGAATCCGAATAACACAACAGAGTAAGGGGCGCGGAAACCTAACAACCGCGCCCCGAACTTAAAAGAAAGAATAAAAATGAACATATACCTAAGACGAATCGCAAAACGCGATACCTACACAATAGGAAACATCGAAATCGCAGGGAAAAGAATCTGCGATACGCTCGAAGACAAAGATAGAGGGCTAACCGATAGACAGCCCGAGGACGTTATTAAGCGCATCAAAGTGCACGGCGAGACGGCAATCCCCACTGGTACGTATCGCGTGGACATGGACAGCGTAAGCCCCCGATTTGGGCGCAACCCCTACTATCAGAAAGTGTGCGGTGGCAAGTTACCGCGCCTTGTGGGTGTGAAGGGCTTTGCTGGTGTGCTTATCCACGCAGGCAACACCGCGCAGGACACGCACGGCTGCATTCTTGTGGGGGAAAATAAGCAGATTGGAACCGTCTTAAATAGTCGCGCGACCTTTGAACGGCTCTACAAGATGATGCACGAAGCGCAAAAGAAGGGGGAGGAGATAACGGTGACGATTGTGTAACATAAAACAACAAGACAATGAAGAAATATGGATTTATCAGTCAGCCAATGCGCGGACCAGCGAACAAATCACGGCAGCACGTGAAAAGGCTGTGAAGTATCTCACTGAACACGGCTACGAAGTGCTAGAAACGTACTTTGCAGACGAGTTTGAGAAGTCAAATGCTCCTAACAAGCCACTGCTCTACCTAGGAGAGAGTATCAAGTATCTTGCGAAAGCGAGCATTGCTTACTTCTGCAATGGGTGGGAGGATGCACGCGGTTGTCGTGTAGAATGGCAAGCTGCGCAAGAGTATGGCGTGGAAGTTGTATATGAAAAGGACGTGTAGGTAAAGAAAAAGGAACGCCCTACCGCGTTCCTTGGAAGTGCTAACAAACTTGGTTAGTCGTCTACTTCAAAGACAAAGACCCCTCCATCTTTTTTGTAGACACGCTTACCACTTTTCGTTGTAATGAAACGTGTAAACACTAAACGTTTGCCAGCAGATGTACATTCATTCGTTTGCATTAAAGCTACACCTCCTTTCTTTTTGCTGATTCCAACGTTAGAAACAGCTCTAATCTCCCACACCAATTGTCCGTAAGTGCAGAAGAAAAGCCCTTTGCAGTAGGGCATCGGGCTTTATTCTTTCGCGGAGCAGCGGAAAGTGGACAATTTGCAGGAGGTGCAGCTCAACGAATAAATGTACGCTGCAAAAGTACGCACAAAACCATTCCCATCCAAATTATAGATGCACAAAGTTTTATCGATTTTATCTATAACTATAATGATACGATATATTCTCACCTCTTTGTTTGCTATCATCCTAGCAAGCTGCACGACCTCAAAGGAGATAACGCGCACCATCACCAAGCACGACACGCTGAGAGTGACACAACGCGACACAATCCGCCAAATCAAGCTGCACCGCGACAGCATCGTCATCCGCGATAGCATCTACACAGAGGGCACAACTATCATCAAAGAGCGATGGCGCGAGCGTTGGCACATTCGCCACGACACCCTGCGCATCTCCAGAGTAGACACTATCTACCAAGCCAAGCACAGCATAGACAAGGCTCGCAAGGTAGTAACGCGTCATCCGTGGTATTATGGACTGTTGCCACTTTTGGGTATCGCAGCACTCATCGCAGGCGGTGTCTGGTATCTGGCAAGAGTATATAGACGATTCTAGAATAGAAAATTCTTCTGTTATGATACAAGATATTCAATTCCGAGGATATACTATTACCCCACCAGAGTTGGTTTGCCCAGATGGGGAACTATTGTTCTCTGAGTCATTATCCAACGATGGTTCGGGTCTTTCCCCTATTTTGCCACCTAGTGAGATAGCGTCGTTAAGCCCTAACGATGATATTCTGTTTATGCATCAAGTGCCCAATCAGAAAAATCTCATACTATGGAGTGGTGGCGAATTGTGTTGGGTTCCCTATAGTGAGTTGCATCAAGTGGGTTCGAGGCGTTTGCTTTTAGGCGTTTCGGCAGCCGAAGTTAAGCAGGTGCTTGCCGTGGGTAATGTGTTGATGGTACTCAAGGGTTCAGGCATAGAGTACCTGCTTTGGTCAAATGAGGGCTATAAAGTATTGGGCAATCACTTGCCAGAAGTGCGGTTGAAGTTTGGACTGAAAGGGGAATGGGTTTACCGCAAGGTGTCTTTGAATCTTGCGCCCGAAGGGTTGAATCACTCAATGGCTGAGGCTGTAAAAATGGTGGCAGAAGAAGGAGTAGGCAAGGGACGGTTCATTTATCCCTTCTTTGTGCGCTATGCGCTTCGACTGTATGATGGCAGTTTGGTTCATCATTCCGCTCCTATTTTAATGCAGACGACTTCAGGGGTGATGCCTATTATCTCAGAAGACGGCAGTAGTATGGCTTGTTTAACGCATAGTTTGTGTTTGGTGTCTTCCACTGGTGTTGATGGGTTAGAGCGTTGGTCGGATATTGTAAAGAGTGTAGATGTTTTTGTTTCAAAGGGTGTGTATACCTTTGACCAAAATGGGCAAAAGTACAGCGATGTTCCTACTGGTGAAAAAAGCCTTGGCGAGACGACTTCTCTAATTCACGAGCTTTTGATTGATGCGAATCCAGTTTATTATACCCGAAGAGTGTCGCCTTATGCTAGTAAAGTAGGTAAGCAGTTGCCTACGTTTGATACAAAATATATTGGTGCTCAGCTCTCTCAAACATCGACTTACTACTATCTAGCATCGTTCTCCATTTCTGATCTGACGCAAACAGAGCGCGACATAGAAATTCCTAGGGGATATTTAGAGGCTTTGGTAAATAGGGAAACTCTTACAGATGATTATGATTCGCACGATGCTTTAGTTCCTTCTGTTGGCTTTGCTTTCAATTCAAGACTTAATCTTTCAAATCTGAAAAAGCGCATATTTCACGGCTTCGGTTGGGAGAGGGCTTTTGAAGCACTGGAGACAACAACCATCACGTCTCGTCGAGGCAATATGGAATTTTCTACTATTATTGGCGCAGTAGATAAAGTGTATGATATGCACATCGACTACTATATTCGTCAGGGTGGAAAGGAGTATGAATTTGAAGTGGATTGTGGTAAGATTACTAGCGGAATGCCCCTTCCCTTTTTGTATCATCCCAATCGGAATGTTTATAAGGCTGAGGTCTCCGTTTCAAGGTTTGGTTCTGAGTTTTATTTCATGTCCGTAAAGATGTCTGGGCACCCATTTTTGAATGGTTCTTATGCTTGGTTAGGGTTTGATTGCACCATCAAGAACGAACGTCTATTTACCCCGATGCCGATGCATAAAACAATTCCTAATTCGGATGATGTTGTGGAATTACCCAACAAGTTGTACACATCGGAGGTGAACAACCCTTTTTTCTTTGAAGCAGGAAGGATAAATACTTTGGGCAGTGGTGAAATAGTAGGATTATCAGCTGCTGTTCGCGCATTGAGCGAGGGGCAGTATGGTCAATTCCCAGTGTATGCTTTTACCACCGAAGGGGTGTGGGCTTTGCAAACATTGAGTAATGGGGCTTTGAGCTCTAAGCAGCCCGTATGTCGAGATGTGTGTACGAATCCAGAATCTATTACCCAAATAGATGATGCTGTGTTGTTCGTTTCGGAGCGTGGGTTGATGTTGTTGTCTGGTTCTCGTTGTGTTTGCATTTCTGATGCTATATTCAGTAGAAAGCGAGGGGGGATGTTTGGTCTTCCCAAGCTGGAGGCTTTGTTGAAAAAAAATAGCGAAGATGTTGTTTCTAGTTTGCCGACTATTGAACCCTTGCTGGACTATCTTAAAACAGCCCGTATCCTCTATGATTATGTCAATCAGCGCGTCATTGTATTTAAGCCTGCATCGGGAGAAGGAGGGAATTATGCCTATGTTTATAGCCTTGCATCTCGTCAATGGTCTTTCCTCAGTCATGAATTAACGCGTCCTATTAAACTCTATCCTTATGCACTTGCGATGGATAGGCGGGGAAAGATATTGGATTATGGAAAGCCGCAGCTTAATGCAGATGGAAGCAATCCTGCGTCAGGTGTGGGAAGTCGGGTGGAGTTAAAACCCAACGGTGATAAATTAGGTGTGGCTACTCCAATAACTGTGAGTGGGTGGTTTGTTACTCGCGCTTTGAAATTGAATGCAGGCGAGGTTTTGAAAACTATTCGTACGCTTATTGTGCGTGGTAGTTTTGAACGTGGTGCAGTTCGGACAATGTTGTGGGGCAGCCGCGATTTAAGGAACTGGTTTGCGATTGCAGCAAGTGCAGATGGGGTGATTCGAGGTATAAGCGGAACTCCTTATAAGTATTTCAGAGTAGGGGTGAAATGTGACCTTGGCGCGGAGGACTATATAACGGGCTGTACTATAGAATTTGAACCACGCCACAGAGATAGACTTCGATAAATGTTTATGTACCCTAGTCTCGATTGGTTGTCTATATTTGTAGAAACGAATTATTATGCCTCAAATACTACTCAATAAAAAGCGCGTTGCCCCCAGTAAGGAAAAACGCGAAACGCGAAAGATGTCTGTATTTCCCGACCCTCAACATTTGGGAATGGAAGTTTTGTCGCAGGCGGAAAAACATTGGCTTGCTATGGATAAATTCCGCAGGGACAGAGAGCGCAACAAGCGTTATTGCTATGGTGACCAGTGGAAAGACTTGGTGTGTGTTGATGGGCGCACTATGACGGAGGAACAATATCTCAAAGAGCAAGGGACTGTTCCTTTGAAAAATAATCTCATTAGACGTCTTGTTCGCAGTGTGCTTGGTGTGTGGCGCAGCCAAAGCAAGGAACCTACTTGTTATGCGCGTGACCGCGATGAACAGAAACTAGGAGAGACGATGAGCGGAGTGTTGCAATACAACATGCAGCTAAATCGAATGGATGAGATGTTGGGGCGCGCGATGGAAGAATTTCTTATCAGTGGTTTAGTAGTTCAGAGAAAGTACTACGGCTGGAAGAATGACAAATTAGATTGTTGGACGGATGCCGTTCCACCGAACAATTTCTTCATAGATGTCAACATGCGCGACTTTCGTGGTTGGGACTGTTCTATTGTAGGGGAAATCCACGATGTGAGTTTTCCTTCTTTGTGTGCTAGGTTTGCGCAAGACCCCAAAGCGGTAGACTCTCTGCGAGATATTTATGTCGGTGCGTCGGATAGAACATCTTTGCAAACATTCCTGGCAAGTACCTTCGGAGAAAACGACTATAGCAATCTCTCGTTTTACGCTCCATCGGACAGTAGTTTGTGTCGTGTGATTGAAGTGTGGAGAAAGGAAACAAAATCTCGCTATCGTTGTCACGACTTTAATAATGGCGATGTTTATAAAATAGAGATAGGGGATTACTCAGAGCTTGTGGAAAAGGAAAACAAAGCTCGATTGGCTCAAGCAGCGGAAGCTGGTATGAGCGAAGATGAAGTACCCTTGATTGAGGTTGAGTGGTTTGTCGATGAGTTTTGGCACTATTACTATCTATCTCCCTTTGGGGATATAATTGAAGCAGGTGAGACTCCATACGAACATAAAGGGCATCCCTATGTGTTCAAGGCTTATCCATTTATAGACGGAGAAATACATTCGTTTGTTGGAGATGTCGTAGATCAGCAGCGTTACGTGAACCGCTTAATTGCTCTTCATGATATGATTATGAAGAACAGCGCAAAGAACACGATGGTTGTGCCAGAAGAGGCAGTGGGCGGCAAGATGAGTTTTGAAGAGATGATTGACGAATGGTCTCGCCCAGATGGTGTGCTTATGGTACGCACGAAGAATGGTACACCTATGCCGCAACAAATGACAGGAACAAGTCCTGGGGCTATCGGTATTAACGAAGTCTTGAATTTGCAACTGAAATTCTTTGAAGATATTTCTGGTGTCAATGGAGCTTTGCAAGGTAAGCCTGGATTCAGCGGTATGAGTGCGAGTTTGTATGCGCAGCAAACCCAGAATTCTACAACGTCTTTGTTGGAGTTGCTCGAGAGCTTTAGTTCCTTTGTGAAGGAGGGGGCAATTAAAGATGTGAAGAATATGCAGCAGTTCTACGACACTAAGCGCATTACCAACATCGTAGGTAAAAGCGGTACGGCTATCGTCTATGACCCCAAGCGTATTCGAGATGTAGAGTTTGATTTGAATATAGCAGAGAGTACGTCTTCTCCTGTATATCGCCAACTAGCAAATGATTTCTTAATGGAAATCTGGAGAGCGGGACAAATTAGCTTGGCTCAGTTATTGGAAGCTGGAGATTTCCCATTTGCAGATGACTTGCTGGAAAGCCTTAAGCAGCAGGGGACACAAATGGAGCAGGGGCAAGTCCCACAGGGACTTCCTCCTGAGTTGATGCAGCAGGCGCAAGCTGGTGCGAATATGAATGTTGTAAACACCCTAGATGGCGCAATGCGTAGATAGAGGATTATGAACAATGAGGTTGTTGAGTTGTTGAAAGAAGACGCGCAGCGCATGGCGTTGCGCGCTTCTGTTTTTAACCCTATCACTGGTGAAGGTTCGATAGGGGAACGATGCGCGTTTGAATTATCTGATTGTGCTTTCCCTTTGTTGTATATTCCCTCTGGGATGCTCGATATTCCTTTAGTCAAAAGATTAAAGAAGGCGCGTTCAATAGATGCATTCCTTAAAAGCATAAAGGCAGACAACAACGAAGTAGAGCGCGAGAAGGTACTAGATGCTTTTGTGCGTATTCGTATGCAGTTTGATTTCCCCTTTTGGGCGGCTCTGCTTGCGAAGATTAAAGCCAAGGGTGGGGGTGATGATGTGTTCTTCAGATTGAATTTACCGCAGCGCAAACTGATCTCTGAGTTCGAGGAGATGCGGCTGGCTGGTCTTCCTATCCGCGTAATACTGCTTAAGGCTCGTCAGTGGGGTGGTTCAACGGCAACGCAACTTTATATGGCTTGGCTTCAGCTGGTGCATAGTGTAGGCTTGAATAGTTTAATTGTTGGTCACCATAGCAACTCTTCGACAGAAGTGAAGAGTATGTTTGAACGCATGATTAGCGCATACCCAACTCGATACTTGCACGAATTAGGCGAAGCATATAATTTGAGGGAGAGCAAACTAGTCGGGGTCGGGCAGAGTGGGAATATACATCGTATTCCACAGCGTCAATGCAACATAAAGGTCGGAACTGCAGAGAGCCCAGATAGCGCGCGTGGTGGTGACTACAACTTAGTTCATCTAACTGAGGTAGGATTATGGAAAGAAACGCTTGGCAAGAAACCGCAAGACATTGTTCGTTCGGCTTGTTCGGGTGTATTGTTGCGCGCCTTGACTATGATAGTGTATGAAAGTACGGCAAATGGTGTGGGTAATTTCTTTCATATCGAATATGAAGCAGCAAAAGCTGGGCTTAGTCAGTTTCGCGCTGTGTTTGTATCTTGGTTTGACATTGAACAATACTCGATAGAACTAAGCGAAGAGGCAAGGAGGGAACTTGCTGAGCGTCTATTGCGAGGAAAAGATGTTACTACATCTGCAAGCGACCGCGAAGAATCTGGCGCATATCTATGGTGGCTATGGAAGAAGGGGGCAACCTTATCTGCGATAGCTTGGTATATCTCTGAGCGGAGCAAGTATAATGACCACGGAGGGATGGCGAGTGAATATCCGTCAGACGACGTAGAAGCCTTTGTTCACTCAGGTCGCATCGTGTTTGACCGTTATCAAGTAGAATCTTTCCGCAATGGATGTCGAGCTCCGAAGTGGAAGGGGGAGATATATGGTGGTGGCACGTCTGGTGAAGAATCTTTGTCTAATATTCGTTTCTCGGAAGAGGTTGGAGGGGGGCTTTGGGTTTGGGCAAAGCCCGATGTTTCCTTGGAAGAGAAAATAGAGAATAGGTATGTCGTAGCGGTGGATATTGGCGGACGTGGGGTGAAGGCGGACTGGTCGGTTGTCGTGGTAATAGATAGGCTAAATCTGTTGGACGGCGAGCGTCCATCGGTTGTAGCACAATGGCGCGGACATATAGATCATGACTTATTGGCGTGGAAAGCTGCGCAGATTGCCAAATGGTATGACGATGCGTTGTTAGTGATAGAATCAAACACACTGGAAACAAAAGACAGAGAGCGAAGTGTGGACGGAGACCAGTCAGGCTTTATTCTGAATTTGGTGAAAGATGCCTATCCCAACCTATATGCGCGAAAGCGAAGCCCTGAAGATATTAGGGAGGGGGCACCAGTGAAATATGGATTCCACACCAACACTGCAACAAAGCCCGCAATTATATCTCATTTACAATCGTGCGTTCGCGAACATCTATGGACTGAGCGTGATAGTCGTGCCCTTGATGAGCTATTGTGTTATGAACAAAAACAAAATGGCTCGTTCGGAGCTATAGTAGGAAAGCATGATGACATACTGATGACGCGTGCAATAGGGTTATGGGTAGCCTTACGAGAGATGGAACTCCCCCGCATCGTCAAGAATGAAACAAAGAAAGTGGTTGCTACTAGAAAGGTGGTAAGTGCTGCAACTCTGTAGCCCTTATTCTTTTCCGAATCTTACTAATGATAATCTTTGCAGAGTTTGGCGTAATGTACATTTGTGGAGCTGGGGTTCGGATGGCTCTCTCCACAAGAAGGGTGAGCTTGTCGTCTGGATTTTTCTCCTTCTCTTTCAATACGACTTGAAAAAGGTCTGCGAACATCTCTATGTTTTTCTTGCTCTTTGAGTTCGGATTCTCACCTCTGAATAATTTCCGAATCACTTCTACAGCCCTATCGACAGAAACCCAAAATCTCGTTGCAGGTGTTTGGGCTACCGCTTCCCAAAAACTGTAGTCTAGTCTTTTGTGGCGTCGTTTAGAAAGCTGCGCTTTGTAAGCAGCCAAGAGTTCGCGCTCCCTCTCGCCTTTGAACTCCGATATAGAACCTTTGTGTTTGATAGTGGTATGTTTTAGGGTAAATACAAAAAGCACCCCTAGGTAGCCGTAATGCCACCAGGAGTGCTTTGTTCTTGTTATTACAAAGATACTATTTATTTCTTGAAATGAAGTGTTAAAGACTTGACTTTTTGACGATGAGTGTCAATTCTTTTCCTATTCGGTGTTTGTTGTTGTGATTTTCGTGATTTTGAACGTGCTATCCCACCCGAGGATGCGCAGTGCCGTTTGGTAGACATACGCTCCGCCTTCGCGTGGTATGCGTAATCCTAGGTAGATGATGCGATGAGGCGGTATGGTGATTGGACGTTCGTTGCAAATGATTTGCGATTGGTCGGCTTGCTTGAGGATGCGAATGAGGTAATCGCACTTTTCGCGCGGTGTGCGCATCGGGAGAATGAGGATGTGAGTAAATTCTTTCAACTGCTTTCGGAAAGCTGGGAGTTTTATTTTCTCCTTGTCGTTGTTGGCTTCTACTTCTGGGGTCTTCCTCTTTTCTTTTTCTGCCTTTCGTCTCTCCAGTGCGTCTTTTACAAGCTGGTTGATAAAATCCTCGTCTCCTTTTGCGTACGCATCTCTGAGGGCTTCTATGTAGTCTTTTGCGCCTTGTTCCGTTTCGTGGAACACGTCGATGTTTTTGTTGCTCCTTGAGAATTGCGTTCTCCACTTATTTGCATGCTTGCCTTGTTTTATAAAGTCAATCTTTCCTATTGCTGTGTATCTCCGTTTCATAGGCTGACTTTCGTTTCTAGTGCGGTGAGATAGTCGCGGTATGTTTGGCGCGCTATGTTGAGGACTTCGACAGCGATGCTTTGCGCCTCCTTTTGCTCTTCGTTGTCTCGTCCATTGAAAGGGAGGATTGGTCGGTTGTTGAAGGATAAGTAGAGTTCGCCTTGAAACTCTCGAATCTGGAGTGTGCGTTCAGCTTCTTTGGCTGCTGCTTGTTGAACTCGTAGTGCGGTGTCTTGTTGTGATTGGTGAGAAAGACGTGCGAAATATGCGCGTATGTTGGTAAAGATATTGTTCATCGTTCGGGTGTTTATGGTTGAGAGAAAAAGTGGGGGTGCGAACTATTGAGAATTTGAACTATAGCGAATGAATGATTGGTGATATAGTCCGCACCCCTTGTGTCGTGGTTACTTGATCACTTCGATGATTTTTGTTTCGTCCACTTGCTCAACGGTGTAGCACATCGTAGTTTTCTTGAGATGCTCGTCTAAGCGGTGGTGAGCATCGAGTGCGTTGTCTGCATTGACGCAAAAGAAAATGGGGGTCTTCTTTTCTCGTCCGTTGCGCTCGTCAAGTATCGTTGTGTTGATTTTGCACTTGAACCACTTGTCGGCTTCCTTATCTCCTTCGACGATTTCGGAGAACTTTGTGCGTGACATTGCGATGATGTCGAACTCTTCGCGGTGTCCGTATGCTAGTGCGGTTTCGCTGGTCTTCTTCTCCGCTTCAGTGAAAGAGAGAGCTGCGGTGAGATACTCTTCGGTGATGGCTTTTGTAATGCCGTCTTCGGTTGTTCCGATGTAACGTGTCTTGACGTTGTACCAAATGTTGTTTGCTGTTGCCATATTGTTTGATTTGATGTTAGGGGTTATTGTTTATAGTTTTCGGCAAAGGTGATGATGCCTTCTGCTGCTGGTCTTACTGCTGGATTATCCCAAAATTTGAAAGGCTTTCCTGATAATGTTTCTATGAGGTCCAAAAGTATTTTCTGCATCTCCTTTTCTCTGTGCTGCTTTCGCACTAGGGGAATGCGTTCCTCAAAAAACACTCTGCCAAAGTTATACGCGACAAGTGCAGCTGCTAGGGTCGGGGCTATGTGTTCACCGCAATTTCGGGTGGCGACATCGCGAAATACCCAGTTGAACATTCCGATGCGCTCTACGATTTCGGGAACTTTCAAAAGTTGAGTTACCAAATCATCGACTATTCCAGTGTAAGGTGCATCTAGAATCGTTTCTTGTGCGTCTTCGCTTTCTTCGATTAGCTCTTGCAATCTCCGCGTGTGCTTGCGAACGCTTGAAATTTTGGCTTGTGCTGCCGTCAAGCATACGTTGCCGACGAATAGCCAATAGTAGGTGCAGTTGCACTCGTAGCGTAGATTTGCGCTTAGTATATCGGGGGCTTCCGCGGTGATACTGTTCCGCGGTGCTGCGGATGGTATAATGATACTCATTGCTCGAGTTCTTTTGTTTGTGCATTCTTTGCTTTCTCCTCGTCTAGTACCGTCCGTGCAAGGACAAGAATTGCATATCCTGCTAAGTCTAGGAACGCATCACGAATGTGAAAATCTATACAGTCGAAATCTGTGTCGTTTTCTGTTAGCATGGTCTCTCTCAAGTTGAAAATACGTGCTATGTTGACGAAAATAAGGTCATAGAAAAAACGGAAATCACAGCGTGTCCACGCATTCCAATACTGGAGATTTCTCTCTAGTAATACATCTTTTATTCCGTTCTCGGCTATTTCAATTTGCTTGATTGTGCGTTCTTTCTTTTCGGTGAGTTCGAGCAGTTGAAGCCTTCCTTTTTCGTATTGCAACTTGGCGAAAACCGCGTAATTATAGACTAATATAAATGTTTCATCTATGGACGTTTCGTACTCAAAATGGTCTCTTACTGCTGCGTGCGCCTTATTGTAGATAATGTTTACAATGGTGAAGTAGTCAGCTAGTCGCCATGAGTGACCGTACAGATTTTCCTCTTCTTTGCGCGCTTTCGCGCACATTTCAAAGGCTTTGTCAATGAATTGTTGTGGATTTTCCATGTTGTTGTTTGTTTTGTTTGTTTCAATCGGGGCAAACTAGGCTGTCGGCATATTGCCCCGTGAGTTCGGGTTGGTGCATCGTTGTGTTGGTGGGTTGCTCTCTGAAATAGGATACTAACATCAATACAAAGGGCAAAAGTATACCGATAACAAAGACGATAGCAGACGATATGCAAAACGCGGTCACAAAGGGAGATTTTTCTTGTTCCGTTGTCTTTCTCCGTTTGTAGACCTTGTGTGTGTCTTTGATGTCGGCGAAACTTTTAAGGATAATCATGCACAGCTCATCTGCTTGGGCTAACATCGCTCTTGCTTCTGTCGTTATAGCGGACGCCATCTCTAGGTCGCCATTCATTGTGTCTATAACCTCTTGTGGTTCGTTGTTTCGTTTGGCTTCTTCGAGCCGTCTGCGAAGGATGCTTTCAGCCGTGTAGGCTTCGTCACAAACTCGATATGAGATTTCTCTTCTTATTTTTGCGCGCTTTAGATCGTCCTTTAAAAACTTGAGTGCTTTGTCGTTCATTGTTTCATTGTCTTGTTGTTGTGAACTCTTTCCAATTTGGAAAAGGTTGGAAAGAATCGGGGTTTATTTGTTGGCTTCCTTCTCTGCTTTCCGCTTCTTGTATCTCTTGGCTGCTTCTCTCGTGACACGTTCCCATCTTAACGCTATCAGCCAGGATTTCCACTTTTGCGATTTGATGATTAACTTTCGGTTACGGATTTCGCGCGCTTCTTCCTTTGTTTCCGCGTCTGCGTTGTTATCTTCTGCATCGAGTTGTCTGTTGAGGGCTTCAAACTCTTCTTCTTTGGCTTGATTATATTCCGCTAACGCTTTGGCGGTTTCCTCCGCTGCGCGCTTTATTTCGTTGTCCCAATACTGGGTGGCTCTGTCTTTTTCCATAATTCAATTTGTTTGAGCTTTTTCGTGAGGGTACGAAAATGGTTAGTTAATTAGTTCGGGGTTGTCGTGGACGTTGCCGACGATTTTCAAATCCCCTAGTTGAAGTCTTTTGTAGGCGGGTATAACATCTGGAAGATGATCCCTTTTTTCATACAGTTTGAAACATCCATCAAACCATACCATTTTAAGATGGAAGCCAAAACCCTCGTCTATGAGTATATCCCCCTCGTATATATCTTTTCCATCGCTATCGTGTAATCCTGTAAACTGACAGATAGTATCTTTAATAATAGGTACATTGTAAATTTGACCAGGAAAAGCTATTACGCGTGGTACACACAATATTGATGCTCGTTTGTTACGATGCGCATTGTGCATCAAGTCGCCATACACCCACTCGCCATTATCCACGCTCTTTCCTCGAAATAAAATTTTTCTCATTGCTTTGTTGTTTCTAGTGTGACGATATTTTGAAATGCTCCGTAGGGTTCTAGTTTTGCGACTACGATTTGCACTCCGTTTTCTAGGGTGAAACAGATAGTTTTTTCACTTTCGGAGAACCCTGCTTTGTCCACCTTGAAATACTCCATTGCCCAAAGTAGTTTTTGTGCTACGACACCTCTAAAGAATGATTTCCCGATGCGAACGAAAGAATGGTATGTGGGTATCATAAAGCCTGTATTTTTGAAGACGCCTTCGGTTGTCCCGTCACCATTACAAACAGGGCAATCGTCATCGTGGAAGTGGATTTCACCATCTAGGGCTGTGTATTCCCACTCAACCTCTCCAGAACCTCCACACTCTTCACACTCTCCTCCTTTCTCTATTATCACTCGTTCTTCCTCCATTCCGAAAGATTCAAGGGTCTTTTTCAGAGATTCAACTGTAAAATATCCTTCAGCAGAGGTTAGAGCCATTTTTCTTATAGACGGAAATTCACTCTCTTCATAACTTCCCAAAAGCATATTGGGATTTATAAATATTACGATATACCCATCTGTTGCGAATACTTTTTTGTGTTGCGGTTCATAGTAGGGCTTGTGTGTCTCCGCAAAACTGGTGTGTGGGTCGCAAAACAGCTCAAAAAGCTCTTGCTCGTTGTTGATTCGTTTCTTGTTATCGTTCATTGCTTTGTTGTTTTGATGAGTCAATAATTCGATTTGCTTCTTTGAGCATTTCTAATACTGTGGAATATTCTACTTGATAAATGAACCATTCCTCGCCATCTCTATTGTCACCGCGCACCGCGTGGAAAATGATAGGCTGAATGCTAGAATTGACAAGTAGAAATTGAAAATCTCCTTTGTAGTCTACTGGGGTGATAAAGACTGGTTTTACCCAAAGTCCTTTGAAATAGACTTTGTTGCCACTGCGCACACCTAATCCGCAATCTACAAATCTAGGTGGAGAATCTTTTCTTACTGCCGTTGTACCCCAGAGTTCCAACGCAATAATGATGAGCGATGCAGCGAAAATAATTATAAGTAAGATGCTTAAAATGTTCATTGCTTTAGGTATTTTCGATTTATGTACTCCTCCGCTGCCTGCTTATCTCCATTGCAGAGAGCAAGCACGTCGGCTTTGATGCGCTGCCACTCAACGTAAGAGATAGCAAACTGCGCGCGTCTTCGTTCTTCGGCTTCACGTTCGAGTTGCTGCTGCTCCCTCTCGTAGAGGTCGAGTTCTCGTGCGCGGTGCTTAAGAAATTCGGGGATTTTAGCCGTGATATTTTCGGCTCGAACTTGTCCGTATGCCACCTGTCCGTAAATGCCACCCGACAAGCGCGAAAAGAACAACATGATTTCTGCAAGGTTGAGATGCGGATAGTTAGACAGAATCGCCATTGCAACGTGCATCGTGTCGTCCTCCGTCATTTGGTCCGCTGTGTTGAGCGTGCGACTGTAATAGTCGATTTGTGACATCAACCACGTAACCGCGAATTTTGCCCCTACAACGCGCGAAATCTTCCCAAGTGCTGGTGCAGTACCTAAATAGCATCTGAGTGGCTCACACGCGCACAAAGGCTGTATTTTGGGGGTGTATTGATGTGTTACCATTTCCCGAAAGCTAATAATCTCCTTCTGGGATGTCGCTAACATCGTAGATGGCTTCTTGCAAGCGACGCTCGATGTTGGCGGTGCGCTCCTCCTGCCTGCGTCTGTTTTCGTCAGCACTTGGGCGATAGTTTCGACTTGTGCCATTGTTGCTTTGTTTAGGTGATTTGTTGGTTGCTTGGTTGCTTAGGTGGATGCGTAGCCACGAATTGAAATGCCGTTGCACGTCTCCGTCTGTTTTGTGCGCGTGGCTTTCGATAAAGCAATGCTGCTCAAACTTGGTGACATATTCGCCAAAGGCTTCGGGGCTTATGCCATGGTGCATACAAACTTCTTGCGTCCAAATTGGGCTGCTGGTGAGTACTTCCCGAATCGTGGCTTGCGTCCGCGTGCTGCCTGCTGGCTGCAACGGCTCTAAATTCAGCGCGCCTTGCGCTGCTTCGTTTTCCATTTCTCGCGCGTTATTACTATTACTACTACTATTATTTCTTTTCTTTTCTTTTATTTGTGGGGTTTCTGTGGCAAAAACTCCCTCGTTTAAGGTAGTTTCTGTGGCAAAAACCCTCTCGTTTGGGGTGGTTTCCGTGGCAAAAACTCCTTGTTTATTCTTTGATATTCTTAATCTTAGGCTGGATATACCTTTGGCTGTCTGCTCAACTAAGCAAACTCTAGGGTCGATGTCATCTATTTTCTTGCGTCTCGCTTCTAGCCATCGAAGTTGAATGCTTTTCGATGTCAGTATCTGGAACGAATTAAGTACCCCTTTGTCGAATAAGGAACGCCTAACTAACCCCTTGATGATTTCTGAAGCCTTTCTCTCTGAAACACCTACGGCACCCAGTTTGTGATAAAACAATGAACGCTCGTCTGCACCCCAGAGGGCTGCGTACCCTTGCGAATAGATGAACTCTAGAAGCTTGAAATAGACTGCGTACCCTGCGATACCAAACTCCGCTTCTATGAGTGCAAGGGCGGTATCGTCGTTTGAGTGCGTGTCGTGAGGAAAGTAATCCAACCCTAATTTAATAGGGCGTGCCATACTTTCTCTGTTTTTATTTGATTTCGTCTTTCAGCTCGAATTCGTCTTCCGTGTAGTTGAAGATGTTGTAATCCTCAATGATGGTGCGAACTAGCCACTCTTCGGTGTGGAGCTTGTAAGCCAAACGCGCTGCGTTATATCCCGCCTTTCCTCCGTTGGCTGCAAGCTCTTCGAGTAGTAGAAAATAAACTCCGTAACCTCCGATGCCGTGTTCCGCCTTGAGGTCGAGTATTGCTTCGCTGTTGCGTGCGTTGAAAGCCTTCAAAAAGACTTCGTTTGCTGTTTGTTGTTCCATTGTGATTGTTGTTTTATTGTTGTTGTAAATACTCCTCAATGAGCTGTGTGAACTCCTCGAAGTTTCTCACCACCTCGTAGCGGTATCCCTTATCTTCGATGAGTGCTTGCCACTCCTTTTGCTTGTCGCTCTGCCGTCCTTTCTCCGTCTTCATCTCGATGCAAAGGGCGTGATGTGTGGCGTTGGGAATGAGAAGAAGAAGGTCTGCCACCCCTGCTGTTACTCCCTCCGCCTTGAGCTTGGCTGCCACTATCGCGTTGCGCTGTCCTCCGTTGGGAACGGCAAAGAGAGTGCCTTTGAGTTCGGGGTGCTGATAAGCAAACCAGCGTACACACGCGCATTGAAGTCGATGCTCTAAATCTTTCATTCTTCGTTGGGCTCTGGTATTGTTACGTTGAGATATTCAAAGGCAAAAGCCTTGATTTTGTCCACATAGACGTTGAACTCTGCCGTCTGCATTCTGGCGGTGCTGCTTGGTAGGCTTAGCACCTCTCCAGTGTCTTTGTTGATGACCTCTCGGGCTGCAAATGCTTGTTTGCAATACTCGTGTACTTGTTCCTCGTCTATTATTTCCCATCCTGCGTCTTGCAGTCCGAAAAGCACCGCTGGGTAAACTATTCCCCAGAGATACGCGTTTTGCTGAGTGCTGCGCGTCTTGCGGTTCGGGGTTATCGTTATCACGTAGTCACCCAAAGGAAGGCTGTCTAGCATTTCATTCAGCAATCGACGGCTGCCCGCTGGGTGTGTGTTTTTTTTGCTGTAATAAAGACGTTTCATATTTTAGAATGGTAGCGCATCTTCGCTTTCTGGTTGCGGTTGAGGCGTCTGTTGTTAAGGTTGTGGTGCGCATTGCTGAGGTTGTGGTACGCATTGCTGAGCCGTGGGGGCTTGCATCGGTGCTTGTGGCATTGATTGTTGTACTGCCTGCACAAGCTGTGACTGCTCTAGCACCTTGATGTCGTAAGCGTTTGCTTTTAGGCTGTAGCCCTCGCGCTGCGTTACATTGTCTTTCTTATCGGTGTAGGTGTAGACGCGTCCTCTTAGCCCGAAATGCACCTCAACTTTCGCGCCCTCCGTGATGGCTGCTAGCAAATTGAGGTTGCGTTCTCCGAAATAGACTGGGATGTCGTTTTCGTAGTAGTCGCCCGTGCTTCGGTTGTATTCTCCGCAATCTAGGATGATTAACTGCTGCGTGTAGGTTCTTCCGTCCTCGAAAGAGAAAGTCTCTGGTGGGTAAATCCTTTTTACTGTGGCTGTAATGTTCATCGCGTTTGTGGGTTGTGCAAGTCTAGGTGAAATCCTGTCTTTGCAATGTAGGTTGGAATTGCCGTGGCTCGTTGCACGGCATCTTGGAATTGGTCTGGGTCTGCGTGTCCCGATGATAGGTGAAGTAGCACTATCTCTTGCACCCTGCTTAGGTCTTGCGCCTTGAGGGCTTGAATCGTTGTGGATAGCTCCATGTGAGATGCTAGCAATCGGGGGCGCATTGCTGGGTGGGTTATCCCCTCTTCGATGGCTTCTGCCAAAAGCGCGTCCGAATAATTCGCTTCGATGAGGATATGGTCTAGCCCTTTGAGTTGGTATTGCAATGTCACGCTGTCCGTAATGAAAAGCAACTTGCCCATCTCTGGATGTCGAATTACGAAGGCTTGGCACGGCACATCGTGAATCGCTTGCAATGGCAGCACCTCGAAGTCTCCTCCTATGAGCGTCCACTGGTGGAGGTTGGTTTCTACGAGCAATCCGCGGATGCTCTCGTATTGGTCGTCTATCACGTCTTGGTGGGTGTGAATGGTGATACCTGCTCTTGCTGCTTCTTCTAGGTACTTTGCGTGGTCTCCGTGGCGGTGTGTCACCACTGCTCCTACCACACGCGACAAGTCATAATCAATGGCGCGCTTGATGTCTCGCAAACCAATTCCCAAATCGAGAATCAAAGTGTGGTTGTTTTTGTCTGTTAGCAAGTAACAGTTGCCCTTGGATGATGACCCTAGCGTGTGGAGGTGCATTGTAGTGTTGTTGTGGTGGGTTAGTAATTGGGTTCGTCCTCAAACATGTTGTCGGGCTGCGGTGCTGCCGTTGCCCTTGGCACTGGTTGTGGTGCTGCCTGCGGTGCTTGTGGTGCTGCAAAGGTTGTCACGCTCTGTGCAGCGATGGCAGCTGGCTCTTGGATTTCTTCGTAGGCTTCAGCGTCCAAATCAATGTTTGTTGCTGCGGTGGTTTGCACCATTTGTTCGCGTGCGTCTGCTGCTGCGTTTTCGGCTTTGGCTTCGTTTTCCATTGCCCCTTGCATCTCCACGGAGAGATAACCGTATTTTCCAAGTAGTCTGCGAATGACGGTCTTTAATGCCATCGCGGTAAAATCGCCTTCCCATCCTACTGCCTTCCCTGCTTCGGGGGCGTTGGCTTTGGTGAGTAGTTGGTCTATCGTGGTTTCGCGCTTCACGCTGGGCGAAAATTTCTTGGCGTACGCTGCCATCTCTCGTACACTCATATAGAGTGTCTTTGTGAATCCATTGAGGAGCTCGAAGTGTGCGAAATATCCTACTACTTCATCGCTCTCACGCTCTCCGCTTAGATCAATACGTCCAGTGAGCTTGTCCGTTCCTCTCAACTCACCTTTGTAGACTGCGTCTGCGTTGATGGTCTTATATTGACCAGTGCGCATTGCCATTTGGATAAGTCCGCGGTATCCTACCAAGAAAGTAGGGGTTGCCACTTTCACCCATTGTCCGCTTGCATCGCGCTTGCTGTTGTTATAGACTACGATGTAGGAAAATCCTAGGGCTTTGTTGATAGGGAGCTTAAGCACTGCTGCCTTGAGGGCTTCGCGCAAAACGGCTGCTGGTTCGCATTTCTGGAGTGCTGCATCTCCGCTGTAAAGGTCAATCACTGATGCGGTGAATGCGTCCTTGTTTTCTTTGAGTGCATTGTAGAATTGTTGCTGCACGCTGTCTGCGTTGAGCATTGCACTGAGTTTTGCTACTGCTGTTGATGCCATTGTTTCGGGGTTTTATTGGTTGTTATTGATGAGTGTGATGTTGAAATCTTCAAGCGTGGCTCTTAGCTCTATGGTCTGTGAGGGTATGTCTAAGATGTGATTTACGCTCTCCGCGTTGTCAATAAAGACTGGGGCTTGCACTTGGTAATGTTGGCAAAGCGTTTGGATGATGTCTAACCCTGCATTGTACTTGGCTGCTGTGTTGAGTGTTGAGCCGTATGCGACCCCCTCGACTGTTGCCTTGCATGTTTCCTTGGGCGTGCCGTCTATGGTGTAGTCGAAAAGCTGGAACTTGACAAACTTAAATCGGTTGTTGAGCTTTGCTTCCATTGCCTTTCCTACTGCCTTGCTGTACTCGGTGCGCAAATCCTCTTCGCGTTCCACCTCTGCAAGTCGTTGGTTGGCGTCCTTGAGCTGTTGGCGCAATTCCTTGATGCGCTTCTCGGCTTCGTTGATGGCTGCTTCTTTCGCCTTTGCTACGTTGAGTTCTGCTATCTTGTTTTGCAGCTCCTCTATCTTTTGTTGTCGCTGCTCGTCCTCTTGGCTGGGGGTGGCTTCGGGGATGCTCTCGAGCTCGACACGCATTGCGTTGAGTTTTTCATCATTTTTCAGTGCTACTTCGATGTGTTGCTCCAGTGTCTGGCGCGCTTTCTCTTGGCTCTTGAGCGAGCTAATCGAGAGTTTCACTTCCTCGAGCTTGGCTGCTGCTGCTTCGATGCGTTGCAGTTGGGCTTCTGCTGCTTCGCGCTTGGCTTTGACCTCTTGCCCCTTGCGTTGGTTCTCTGCTAGCTTCTGTGCTTTTTGAGCGTTGAAATTAGCTTCCATCTCTGCCACCTTGCTTTCGACTTGGCTGGGTTCGAGCGGTCGTTGGCAGCATGGGCATCGTAGATCGTTGGGGTCAATCTCGAAAGTTTCGGCTTTGATGCTACGCCACTCTTGGATGAGGGCTTTGCGCTTTCCCTCGTACACTCGCAAATCGTCTTCAACGATTGGGCGATGGTTCACTTCATATTGCAGTGTCTCGCGCTCTTGGTCTAGTCTTGCTGCCTGCTGCGCTGCGTTGTAGGATTCTTCTTCGTAGTCGCGTTTGGTCTGCTGCGTGATTTCTGCCATGCGCTGCGCTATGTCCATACTAAGCTGTGCGCGGTGCTTGGTGGTCTCGTTGGTGGAGATGCCTTGCTGCAACTCTGCAAGCTGTTTGTTGGCGTTGTCAATCGCAAAAGCTACTGCGAAATTGGGCTTGTCGCGTGGGTCGTAGGTCTTTTGGATTTCCTCGATGCGCGCTGGGATGGTGGTGATGAGTTGTTGGCACTCCTTTTTCTTGGCTGCTAGCGTTGCGCGGTGCTTGTCGGGCGAGATGGTGCCGCACGTTTGGCAAATGGTGTCTACCTCTTCGGGGCTGTGCTCCATCTCAAGTTCGGTGCGGATGTCTTCGGGGGCGATGCTTACTAGTTGAGCTAAGATTTTGCGCTGCTCCTCGGGCTTCTGCTCGGGGAAAAATTGAGGGTTGGTGATGGCTCTAAACACTTCCTCGGTGCAGATGTTGTTCACCTCTTCCTTGTATTCCTTTGCTTTGAGGGGGGCTTCGTTGAGGTAGTAGTCCTCGGTGTGTCCAGAGAGTACAACGTCTGTTGTTCCTCTCTTCTTGGTCCAATTCTCCTTGTAGATGCGTTTGAGGGTGATTTCTTCTCCGTCTACTTGGATGGTTGCCGTGACTTCCACGTCTAGATGTCCGACTTCTTTGCCGTTGCTGTCTAGGGGCTTGATGTCAAACTTGCTTCTTCCTAGGTGGTCTTTGCCAAAAAGCAACCAAGTGAAAGCATCAAAGATGGTGGTCTTTCCGCTTCCGTTCTTTCCACTGACAACGGCATCTTGTCCGTTGAACTCGTGGGTTTCATTTTCCGCTCCCTTGAAATTCTGGAGGGTGATGCGGTGTAGGGTAATTCTTTTCATTGTTTGAATTGGTTTGTGGGTTGTTTACTGCTCCTCAAGTAAAGGAGGGTAAAGGTCGGGTCTTCTCTTCTGGATGTCTTTGTAGGCTTCTATCACGTGTTGATGAGCGAACATCGAAAATAAATCGATTAGGACTTCTGTTTCATCGTCTTCTGGAGTCGCCAGGGCAAAATCGAAAGAATCGATGTACAGTGGATATTCTATCTTCATTTGTTGAATGCTTTTTGTGTGGCTTGTTGTAGTGCTTTCTCTATCTCCTCGGGGCTTTTCCTTAGCCTCATCGAGATTCGCCAAAGTAGGGCGTTGTACTCGCTTTTGAGATGGAGGAGAGTTGCAATCTCTTGTGGGGTCACTCTTTGAATGTCCCTTTGAAAATCCAATCGAAGACGTCCTTGTAGTGCTTCTTTGTCTTGAATGCTTGCACTGCTGCAAATAGGCGGTCTTCTCTTTCTTCCTTTTCAGGGGTATCAATCACCCATTGGTAGGCATTCTCTAAGTAGTCAAAGCTTAAATGTTCGCCTTGTTCGATTAGTGCCTTTCTAATCTCAATCACGTTTTGTAGTTCTTGTGGCTTCATTGTTGTTGTTTGTTTACTTGAGATAAACCCCTTGTAGATGGTTGAGGGCATATTCTCTTACTTTCTTTGCGCGTGCTTGGCTCTCGGGGGTGAGGGCTGCACCTGCGATGTATTTGCGAATCGTAATCCTCGTGTAATGGAAGTGGTCTTCAATCTTTTTCTTCAGCCCCTGCGGAACTAGGATTGGGGTGTGTGGTCTTGTGTCTTTAATCTTCATTTGTTTATCTGTTTCTGTTAGTGACAAAGGCGGAATCGAACCGCCTTCCCTTTGCGCTACGCTAATTTCAACTCTTTAGCTATTCAATAACAACTATTCTTGCGCGCGTCGGGTGCAAACCTGCTTTGCCGTGGCTCTCATCCTGCATCGCTGCTGTATGAGAGAAAGAGGTTTATATGGGAATAAAACCTAGTGGCGAAAGTGGAATCGAACCACTCAGACGTTCCGCGCATAACTTCTACCTATATTAAACACAATGAAAATGGAACGTGGCAAACCTTGCTTCGCCTTATGTCCTTATGCTGCATCGCTGCTGGGTAAGGGATTTCTCGGATGTTTGACTTCACAGCCTGCATCTCGAGATACGTAATATCATCTTATGAATATATCAATGACTATATGAATCGTGGTCGTGGGCGGAATCGAACCGCCGTAAGTCTCTCAGTAACTGTCCTCTTTTTGAATCTGATGTATGCGACTGCATCGCACTCTTTGATGCTTTAACCACGACAACCGCTGCTGCCGTTCACGACCTTGTTTTTCTAGGCTTTCTTCTTCACTGGCGGTGGTGGGAGCAAAGCCCTTTGTATGCTCTCTGCCATCTTCGCTTCTGCGATTTCAGCAACTGAATAGGTGAGAGTGTGGTTTGCGTTTGGTCCTGTGCGTTGGGGAGTGATTAGACCTGCATCTCTCCATCGCTTGATGCTTGTCTCTCCAAACCGTCTGTAGGCTTCGCGCTGTGAGATTAAATCTCGTTTGGGGTATCGAATCTTTTCAGCTTCGAGGATGCCAACTGCGACTGCATCTTTGGTGATGTCGCGTATTGATTTGATGGATACTATGTGTAAGCTCATTTTTTAGTCTCCTTCTTTAGTTCGTCTGATAGTATTTCGAGAGAGATGGGCAAAGCCCCTGCAAAGCAAGCCACTAGTGCTGCTGCCATGTAGCCATTCTCGAGGGTGATAAACGCTGCAATCAATAGGGCGATTTCTACGATAGTCCAGATTGCGAAATTCAGCACTGCTAGGTTGCTCACCTTGCTGTCGATTAGCTCTGATACTGCTTTGTTGGTGGAGTGGATATTTTGTAGCAT